GCCGCGCCGCCCGGATACTTGTTAGTGTCGGAGGTGTCGAACTCTTCCAGCGTTGCCACGCCTGCTGCCACTGCTTTTACGCGAGCCACCTTGTTAACAAAGTCGCCCCAGGTGCAATCGGTAAAGATCACGATATTGTTAACGTTGAGCGCACCATCTGTCACTGTGATTTGGGGGTTTTTCACGTCGTTTGTCATTGCGGTAAACGGAATCTCCTCACCGCGTGCCTTCTCAAAGAAGACCTTAGCACCGTTTGGTAAATGCATGTTGAATACTCCTGTTTGAATGAAAGTTTTACTCAGCCATTATGCCTATATATTTCCGGACTGGCAAGAAATTATAAGCATCTCGAAGATCAGTTAGGTGGTTGGATAACCGCTATCCTCCACGCTGTTGCATCTTACTGTGAACCGAACCGGGAAAAACCAACCAGTTTCGTGCTTCTGCACGCCGGAAACTTCCGCCCATTCGCTCACATAAACTTTATTAACAGAATCAATGATTTTACCTTCAGGGAAATATTTTGCAACGTTTTGCGCAATGAGCCTTGCGGAGTCGGTTCCGATCCCAGGCTTAAAGATAACGTCAATCTGAACCATCGCCAGATAGACTCGGCATTTCCTTGACAGGTCGACCGATCTTGAATCCGCCTCGACGTAGGAGACTTTAAGGTAGGTCTCACCGCCCGCTGGAGGGATAAAGTCAACGTTATCGCTTGCGACCTTTAACCCGTTATCGGCGGCAAATTTAGCCACTGCCGCCTTGCATTTTAACGCCATTTCATAATGCATTTCTCGCCCTCGCTCGCTTGATTGCTTCAGTTACATAAACGCCTAGCCGGATTGCAACGACGCCCATAACGCCATTGGGAGCCTGCTTAGAATGGCCATACTCCAGCGCGTTCGCATAGATTAGCATGTTACTGAACCAGATCGAAGTAATCCCGGCCCCTTTTGCGTATAGCGCAATGTTGGCGTTACCGTTCTTGATTGTCTTCTCGCCAGTTTGGTCGTATGCGTTAATCGCGTAAAGCGGGACGCGGTTAAAGGTGATTTGCCAGTTACCACGGAAGCGCCCTGTATCCACCGGAGAACGCATTACAAGGTCGCGGTGAATATCTTCACACGTAAACCTAACGACGTCCTCCAGCGCGTCACCAGCCGCCTTGCACCACGCATCAATTGCACCTGTGAATTCACGGATAGTGTAATTAGCCATAAGTCGCCACCCTGCGCAAAACTGGACGGTAAGCAACGACGGTTCCCGTTGGTTTCACCGGGCGGGCATTAACCACGCGATAGCGCTCCCCGTCGACGTCGATTTCGTCACCCTCCATGATTGGCACATCGTGAGTGAAGAATCCGCGCTTGTCGCCAGCGAGGATGGTTTCGCCGTTAATGTCACGGTCATTAACATCCCTGATCGCGCCCTTGATTGTTGTTACCACCTCTCCAGGAATGATATCTTCCCCGGTTTCCGGATCGATTCCGCCGCCAGCGCCTTTCGTGTACTTGTTGAATACGCCGTCAGCGTCACTGAAAAACTTAATGCCAGCACTTGCGCGGGCCTGGATTTGTTTGTAGTTCATAGCGATCACCTACCAATTCCGCAGCGGCGCACGTTCCCGGCGGTAAGAAGGCCGAAGCCGCCGCCGCGCATCTTGAGCATACGCCAGTACATTTTGCCCCACGGCGTAGAAAGCATTTCGTTGTCGCTTGACGCCGATACGCGATCGAAGGTTTGGGAAAACTCCCCGGTCAGGGTGAACGATGCCACTCGCTGCGTGTAAGATTCCAGGCTTTCGCCTTCTTGCTTCATCGCGCCATCCAAAAACATTAGGTGCATGGTCATCAATGCGATCGCCGTAACAATGGAATCTCCGAACCTGGATTTGCAAACGAACTCTTCGGCAAGCACAACCCACGCAGACAGCAGTTCATCTGGAACTTCTTTAAGCGGAGGTGCAAGGCTGCGCATTTTATCGATCACATCTTGAATTGTGTAACTCATGGTCGATCTCCTGATATGAAAAAAGGACGCCGAAGCGCCCTTTGTTGGTTTTTGTTATTCCGCGCTTTTAGGCTGCACGATCTCTTTCGCTTTCACCTTTACCGCTGCGATGTATTCGCGCGTGCGTTTTGGATTGTCGTAGAACTCGACGCGGCCTTTGAAGATTTCGTGGCGGAATCGGTCGATCTCGTCTTCCGGCACTTCAAAAACCTGCTCATAGACGTAATTTTTGCCTTTATAGCGAATTGCACATGCACCAACGTTTTGTAGTTGAACAACCTGCGACGCCTGTTCGGCACTGGTTGTTTCTGCGGTTTCGACGGTTTCTACGGTTTCTTTTTTACTGGTCATTGTTAATGCTCCATTGGTTTACTTTAGGTTTCAAATTAAAGCACATTGTAGAATGCAATGCAATAAAAAAGCGCCCGAAGGCGCTTTTTGATTAAATCCCGGTGAGAATCGCAATAGTCAGCGGGCGGTACACGATGAGACCAGTGCATTTGGAGGTGCAAGGCACTTTGAAATGCAGGTCTTTCGGCTGCATCGGCAGCATGTTGAACCGCTCAGGGATCTCGATGCTCATGTTCATTGGGTCTTTTTCGTATGCCAGCACGCCTTTGGTGCCTGCGCCGTCAATATCTTCCAGCTCCGCCATCGCCGTAATGGTGATGTTCGGGTGGTTCTTGGTGAACCAGGTCAGATAAGAGTCGCCGCTAGTGTCCGGCATCTTTTTCGTCAGAAGACGACGCTTAGACGGAGGAATCACGATGTTGGTCGCGTGATGGCGGCCCAGCGTAGTTTCTTCGATCATGTTTAGCAGGTCTTCCAGATCTTCGAATGCCTTTTCAGCCGCTGCTGCGTCATTGCCCCAAGCCGCGCTGGCGGTCATGCGGTTAATGTTCGGATGGTCGAAAACGCTCACGATGCCGTGAGGAGCGGAGCCTTTGAACACCAGATCATTAACGAGCGTCTCATGACCTTCGCGGGCCAGAGTTGCCTTGCGATCGCTCAGGCTGGAACCCAGCGCCGCGCCAGTTTTAATTTCGTCAATGGAAATAAACCACGCGTTACCCAGGCGGAAAACTTTCCCTGACTTCTCTTTCGCCATCGCTTCAACGGTCGGCAGGTCGTCGGTGTAATCGGCGATAATTTTCGCAGAAGTTACGCCATCGAATTCGAGCCACTCAAAGCGGCGGGCGGTCGGCGAGATCTCGGTAGTTACCGGGAAAAGCTCAAGTGCGCTGGTCTGCGGGTATGCCTGCTCATACTGGCGATTCAGTAATTGAGTCATCTGCTTAACAGTCCAGATACCGTAAGCATCCAGTTTTGCGGCATCGACGCCCATGCCCTGCATTGCGACCTTAATTGCACTCTGTTCGAATGCATCTAATTTCATAGTCATCTGAAAAACTCCTGTTTGTGTATTTGGCTTAACGAGATGAAGAATATCATGAATCGTTAAGCCGTCAAAGGTTTTTTTCTGGTGCAAAAATGGGGCCTAAGCCCCACCATTTTATTATGCGCCAGCGTTAGCCGCCGGAGCCACTGCGCCTTCAAGCACCTGCACTTTCACCAGGACGGTGCCATCTGCGTTCTTGGTGTATTCGCCAGTGTGTTTGTAGCCAGTTTTGATAACCCCGGCATCACCCTTCGCCACGGTGCCAGTCGCGGTAAAGGTTACGAAAGAACCGAACGCGCAATCTTCTTCAGTAACAGTGGCGTCTGCGACAGCCCAAATGCGGCCATGAGTCATAACGTTAACTGCACTTTCGTCATCATACTGGCCTTCCGGCGAGTAGGCTTGCGAGAACTGCGCGATGCCTACAATGACGTCGCTCGCTGCGGTTGCTGGTTTAACGACCTTGTGGCCATTGGAAACTGCACCAGTGGAAGCCACCAGTACGCCAGCTTTGATATCGCCTTCAGCAACACAAGTGCCGTCGATATTGTAAAGTGACGTATCAGCGATCTGCCCCGCTACGGCAATATCACGCTTGCGGGAATAAGAAGCTGGAATCTGTGCCATTTTGAATCTCCTGTTTATTTGGTCTGGTAGCGGCCCGAAGGCCGCAAATTATTAGCGGCGGAATTTTGCCTGCGGATCGATGATTTCGGTGCCGTCAAGTTTCGGTAAGCCGCCTTTGTCTTTTTGCTCGCCATCTTCTTTTTTGCCGAAGACTTTGGAACGATTGCCAGCCATCTTATCAGAGTTGGCGATAAAGTCAAAAGAAGCGTCGATGTACGAATCTTCTTTGTCAGACAGGTCACGACCGTCAACCTCTTTGATGTAAGCAACCTTCATCGCCTTAACATCCAGGCCGTCGCACTTGACGCCAGCGGCAGAAACCACCGCGATAACTTTCTGTTTTGCGTCTTCGTCGGCTTTGATTTTAGCAACGCGGGCGGCAACTTCATCTTCAATGCCATCAACTTTGGCCTGAAGCGCGTCACGTTCTGCGGTGATGCTAGTTACCTGACTGGTTGCCGATGCAACTTGCGCGTCTAGTTTGGCAATGTAAGCGCCTACGTTATCGGCCACTTCAACATCTACGCCGTCAATTTTAATGATCATTGTTTTATCTCCTTTGTGGTTTGAGTCGTCATCATAGGGGAATTCTTGTTCGCTATCAAGATTTAATTTCGCAATCCCGGCACGCCCGCGAAAAACAAGCGCCACATGGTTAACGCGAATCTTCGTTTGCACCGCATCAAAGCGAACCCAATCAGAGACGGAGTCATTTTTCAGTTCTTCGAAGTTTTCCGGTAGGTCTTCATCGAAGTAGTATTCGCCAGTTGCGTTATTGCCCCAACCTTTGCGATCGATATCGAGCGAAGTGTAGCCCACGGATAACTCAGCGGCTACGCGCTTTTTGGCTTTCTCGATCGACTCACCATCGTAAATCATCACCGGAACAAGAACACCGATCCCGTCCTCTTTGCCAGCGCCGGAGCAAGAACCTACCACCAGGCCTTTTGCGTTCTGCGCGTTTACCATCTTGTGACCCAAAGTGATCGGCTTGCCCTGGTATGAAGCCAGCGATTCAGCATCAAACACTTCAGATCGCGGTCGGAACTCGACGCGCGGCCCGGTTGGCGTCTGGTACGTCTGCGCACCGATACGCGCCACGATCGGAGTATCAACCAGAAAGCCGTTCTCATCGAATCGGGCCTTCATCTTTACCGTGTCGAACCTTTGAACTCTTTTCATTATGATACCTCTACATTGTTAAAATCTGGAACCGCCCAACAACGGCAACCGTACTCTTCACCGGGGAAAATGCCGTCACCATTAACGGGGCGTCGCTTACCTTCTAGCTTGATATGGCTCTCGCGCTCGCGGTCGTCCATCATCCCGAACCAAAAGTAATGCGATACTTTAGCATCTTTTAGGCGCTGCATCATCAACATACTGTTAAAAGTTCCGATGATTCCGCTTGACCGGTTGCGCGACCAGCTACCATATATAGCGTATCGACCTTCGATAATTTCATCGATCTGCTTGCGAGACTTGCCGATGTTGTTGGCGGTTCTAACTTTCGTCGTCCAGTCAGCAACGATATCGCTTGCTAACTTCCTGACCGACGCTTCGGCGGAATCCTGCCACTTTTTTAGCGCTTCCTGATACCAGTCTTCATACCCGCCAGCACCGAATTCTTTAAGGCGCATAACTGATTCGTTGTTCCGCCCGCCAGCCGCGATCGCAATTGCAAGCCACTGCTTAGAATTGAATCTATAGATTGTCAACCCAATGGAGGAAAGCGCCGCAATTACGGCGGAAAAGAACACGATGGCCGATTCGCTGATATCGTCTTCCGCCTGGCTGATTTCCTCCGCCGTGGCGTCAAATTTAAGGCGATCTAAGCGATCACGCATTTCTACCACGAGATCGGTTGTTGCGTCCTGCATGGAGCGGGATAATTCCCGCTCGCTTGCTTCAGGATAACGCCAGTTTGGGATTCTGCCGTTAACTTTCATCATCCGCCTCCGTGTTGTTTAAGATCTCTTCGCTTTGCGTCTTCCCTGAACCAGTGGTGCGATCGGGGAGTTTTTTCTGTTCCGGCGCGTTGCCTTTTAGCTTCAGTTCTGGAATCAACGCCGACAGAGTATCACGCGCTTCGTTGGCGTCAATAACCTGGTCAGTAACAAGGCCGCGAGCCGCGTTGGCGTTCTTCTGGAAGATATCCGCCTTCTCCGCATCGGTAGGAAGCGACAACGGTTCGAACTCGACGCTGTATTCCTCCTCCGTTACGATGAACTGTAACAGGAATTCTAACAGCGGCTTGTAATCGTCATTGCGCTTGCGGTCAACCAGTTTGTAGAACGTCTGTAGCGCCGTGTTCTGGCTTGCGCTTACGCCACCAGTGTTTTTGTTTTTTAGCACGATCTCGTGAATGCCTGACAGGGCGACAATCCTATCCATTTTAGCGGAAAGGAACTCAGGGATGCCAGTAATATCAGAGTTGATAACGGTGTACTCTTCATCGGTGGCATCAATGCCGATCGTGTTTCCGACGCCTGAATTAGCATCAACCTGCGCCATGCGCAACCGGGCGGCGTACTCGCCTTCTTTGTCGTCGCAGATTAGCGCCAGGCCTTTCGCCTTCCATACGCCCTGCTGCTTGCGCTTCAGTAGCTGCGTTGCCAGATATTCCGAATAGTCGTAGTCAAGAATCGCTTCAATGATCGACTTGTTCAGCACCGAACCACCAGCGCCCTTGTTTAGCTGGCGCACCTTATTGGTTACTCGCTCGCCGTCGATGTAGTGCATACGGGTATAATGCACCTTGAACGGTTGCCCGCCGTTTAGCGGCTTCACCTCGTACATTTTAGGCTTTCCGAATCGTGGGCTTCGTGGGCTGGTTTCCTCCTCTGCGACGGAAACGGAATCATGGTCGTAAACAACGATAGATTCGAGCGGCTTACCCCGCTTCGCCGCCGAAGTCAACGCGCGACCATCGTTAACCATCGCCAGGACGTAGGAGCCACCATACAGCCGCGCCCAGCAAAGAGCATCGGTGATTTGCGGCTCCAGATTTAACCCGTCCCATTCTGATTGAAACTTGGTGTTATCTGAAATGCCGTTTAGCTGGAAGCCGGGAGCGACCATCTCTTCCGGGATCACGTCAACGATTTTCTTCGCCATGCCGTTTTCATGATAGAACTCTTCAACCTGCGACATTGTTCCAAATCTTGCCGCGATAGACGCGAGGGTTGACGCATAACCAGCGCCACCATTAAAGATTTGATTATAGTCGTCCATCTTAATGTTATTCATATTTCAACCTTGTTTAAGTGTGGGCCGTCAGGCCCACATTATGTATTAGCGACCCAGCTTTTTCAATCCCGCAAGGCGTTTCATTCGCTCTACCGGATCGTCGCTCAGGTTCATTTCCAGGTTTGCGGCGTCAAACACGTTGTCGCAAATATCATCGTGTGGATGAGAATCGTCATATGTAAACGCGCTCATCTCCGCCTCAAGCTCTGCAACGAATGGGTGATTGTCCGGCAGCACGACACGCCCACCCTTGATGATTGGTTGTGCATCCATAGCGCGAGTTACTTTATCTTTATCGCGCTGCACCGGGACGATCTCGCCCATGCCATTTACCGCCTTCGTTAAATCCTGGATTAGACCCGTACCGCTCGCCTTGTCTTCGATGTAGATCCGGCGAAGGTTTCCACACTCCTTGTTCCGACGCCAGCACTGCTTGATGAATGCTTCGGCCTGCACGCGGAGATCTGGCGCTTCCCATTTTCCGCGAATTCCGTCAATGAAGTAGACGCGATCCCGGTACTTGCCCCAATAGCACATTACGGAGTAGTCGTTTAGCTCCTTGACCTTCTGCGCGGTGTCCGCCGTGATGAACGTATATTCGAACTTGTCCGGGCGCGGCTCGTGCGCCTTGTCGGAATCGCCGTAATAGCGCCACCACTCCGACTTGAACACGTTACCACCCAGGGCGATTGGCTCCTGCTGATACTGCGAAAGGAACGTATAAAGATCTGCTTCGCGTAGCGCAACCAGGTTCTCGATCGATTCGTTCTCCTCCCAAAATGACCAGTATTCCACGCCGTCAATGACCACCGACGGGCCAGAAAGCACGTCGCGTTCGAACTCAGGTCGCAACCAGTCAGGGAGTGATTCGCCATATTCACGCGTTACCATCGCCGGAATAACAATGCGATCGAAGTCGATGGCCATCCCTCCGCTCATCATGAACCAGGTGGCATCCTGCGCGTGCAATCGCTGCTGTACAGACAGGATCGGCGTTTCGTCTCCTTTCTTCTTCTTCGCTCGACGGGATCGAATGGTGTTCTTCAGCAGAACGTGGTTTTTCTCACGCTTCACCTTCGAGAACATATCATCCGGTTTGTCGATATCATCCAGCGCGATGAGGCCGCTAAACCCAGGAGTCATGTACCCGCCACGCTTACCGACGATTTGGCCGCCGGACGAACGGGAGACCATTTCCAGCCTTACGCGGTCGTTATCATCCATCACCTGAAATTCATCGATCTGCTTGCGCCCGAACTTTGATGGCCATAGCTCCTGCCACTCGCTTGATGAGAAGATCTTAATCACGCGATCCGAGTTGCCTTTTGACAGGGCGTCACCCTGCGAGATCTGAAGGTTTCTAACCTTCCGGCATTTAAGATACGCATACGGCGCGAGGTGGATTGAAAACACCTCCGTCTTCGTGGATCCTGGCGCAACGTTAACGATCGTGCTCTTGCGCTTCCCGGCGATAATTTCATCAACCGTGTGGCAAAAGTAGGAGTGATGCCAGTTCCACATTAGCTTTTCGCCCTGGATGATCTGGAACCAGATCTTCAGGAATAGCGAAAAGTTGCGCGTACTCAGCGCCTTAATTGCCAGCTTATCGGCTGGCGACAGGTCTTCCCAAATGATCATCTCGTTCATATCTGACCCTTACAGCTTATCAAGAATATTGGTCACTGCCTTCTCTAGCTTCTCTTCGGTGATCTCGTTCTTATCCCCGGCGATAGCGTCGATGTTCAGCACTGGCGGCTTATCGATCCCCATCTCTTTTCCGACGAAAGAAGCGTTAATCATGCCGACGGCAGCAAGCTGAAATTTCTGCTCATAAATCACGGAGTCGATGAACTCCATGACGGGAGCATAGTTGGGATCGTGACGATAGCGCCCAAGCGTTGACTGGTTCACGCCGCAAAACAGGCTTAACCCTGTGATCGTAAAAATGCGAGGCTTGTTCACTCCCCACTCGTTAACGTCGCCCTGAAACGTTGCCGTTTCCGCAGCCTTGATTGCGTTATCTTCGGCCCACTGGAAGTAACGCTTTGCGATATCAAAAAATTGTTCCGGCGTCATCTCTGCCGTGCGCCCTAGCACCACGCCGAACTCCTTTTCATATAGCGCCTTAAAGTTGCCTGCAAAGTGCGATTTCGTTACGCGTTTTCTACGTTCTTCAGACATTTTGTACCCTCCTTCTATGTTGATTTGCGAGTATATCAGATCGCGGGCATAAAAAAACCCGCCGAAGCGGGTTCTTTTGTCATATCAGTTTGTTTCGCCGATTCAACGTCTTCTGGAGTTTCACAAATAGCTCACAGTCAACATACGGAAGCGGCGAAAAAGCAATTCGTTTTGCGATACCATCCGGATCGCCAATTTTTTCCCAACGTGCCGTTTTCTTATTGTACATCATGGCAGCAAACGTGCCTTCATGTACCCGCTTTGAAAGGCGATCGACAAGATGAGCCGCGCCAACGTGATAGCCTACGAACAGCATTAACAGCGCAATAAACAGAGTTAACATTGATTGACTTCCATTATGTAGTTGATGTTGATTTTATGCGTATCCAGATTGACGCCGGATTGCTTTTTTGCTTTCTCCACCGCGTCGGCGGTGTCGTTCGCCTCAATCGTCATGCTGAACTCTTGAATGCAGGACTTGCAAAAGCCGCCCATTTTTCTTGCCGTGAGCATGATCTTATATTGCATCATAACCCCTTTGTAAATGCCCCTAAGCGGGGCCAGACTTGCGGATGTTTACCGCCTCTTGTGTCTACGTGGTTCAAGTTACCCGGTCAGCGCGATTGCGTCAATAGGTCACTGAATCGTTTGGCTGTTTTTTATTCATACTCGCCATCCCTGCGACCGAATCTGCCTTCCAGGTAGCCAGCTATCCAGATAAACTGGCCGCGAGTAACCAGCGTGTTGATTTGCGCCCAATGTTTATCGATCATCTTCGCGGCGACCTGATCGTAGGTCTTCTTGTCCTTCTTGATGGCGTCTTTTGTTTCTGCGGCCATCTGCTTTGCTATGCGCTTCACGGCGTTGTACTGCGCTTCATTCAGTCCGAACATTTGGCCTTCTCCCATTCTACCCAGGTTCCGCGAGCAATGAACACTTCAACACGCAGCGGACTATTGAAATTTTTGTAGATGAAGATGAACCCTTTTCTGCTGTCCGTCTCCACCTGCGTAACCGGGAACGCCAGCGGCTTGATGGCGTCGTCCGACTCACTCATGCGGATACCAGTAATCGTTGCGCCAATCGCCATATCTTCGACTTTTGAGTATTCAGGCATACAATCGCACTCCTTAAATTTGCGCCCGCCAGAATGGCTTACAGGCGCTTTAAACGGTATTCGATTTCGTTAATTTTTTACGTAGTGGCAAGGTTCGCCATCTTTTACCTCGCCCCACGCCCGGCGCTTGTTCCGTTCCAGCTTTTCCGCCACCGCTTCAGCCAACTGCTCATCGCTGAATCCGGCGCGGCGCGTTGCGTCCCATACCAACATGAGGATATCGGCGAACTCGCTAATGTCATCCGGCGCTTCGGCGGCCTCGATTGCCTCTTTCGCCAGGTGCTTGAGCGGCCCGACTGGCCCGACGTTACCGAACTGGCGATCCGACCACTCCGCGTGCTGCGCCCGAATATTGGTGAACGGGTCGGCCTTCACTTCCGGCTCCGCCCGCAGGCATTGAAAGTCGCTCCACGTCTTCGGGTTGTGCTGCATCTCACGCAGGCTCGCTAACGCGCCGTTGATATCCATGCCTTCCGGCCAGTTCACCTTGAACGCTTCAGGCTTGCGGAGATACTCGACAAGATCGCCACCAAGAACGGTTTGCTGCATAATAGCCTGCTCTTTGGTGTCGCAGATGAGGCGGCGCGATTTGCGCCCCTCGTTGGTTCCAATGGTGTAAGTCAGTACCCAAATTTTGTTGCTCATTCTTCCACAACCTCGCATTCGTCTGCGCTTACGCTGATATTGTCACCAGCCTGGATAAACTCGCTATTGCGCGGAGCGATCACACAGTAGGAGCCGTCGTTGAAGTGGCCGTCAACCTCAAGAACTTCGCCGATTTTGAGGCCGCATTCTTCCAGGGTAATTGAGCCGTCGCCGTTAAGAGTGTCTATTTTGGTGATTTTGATTTTCATTGCTGTAACTCCGTTTCGTTTCGATGGGGTAACTATACCAGTATACCCCTGATCGGTTTTAGCAATTCGTGCTATTTGGCAGGCCATCCATGACTTTCAGCTTAACCCACTCGACGCGCTCTTGCTCCTCGGCAATCACTAGATCTTGTCGCGCCCCCTCTTGGTATTGCCGAATCCGCCAGCGCTTGCTGCCATCATCGCACCAGTGATAGAACTTACCGCGAAAGCGCACGTTGTAGGTAAAGCCGTTGAACCACATTTTGATATTCATGTATCGCCTCACCACTTAAAATTGCGGGAAATGATCACGCTGCCAACGGCGGAAAGTGTAATCCAGGGCCAGCACAGCACAGGATAAAGATCGTCTTTGTCATTGGAATCAGCAGATTTCAGGAAGGCTCGCATGAGTAAACAGCCACACGCATACAGGGCCAGAACAAGAACCGCCAGGGCAATAATTGCGTAAATCATAATGTTTCTCCTTAGTTTCTTGATGGGGTCACTACGAGGCAACCCCGATTTCGTGTTTGGTAAAACGCGCTAATGCTGAAGTTTGGCGAATGCGTCGGCCATCATGCGCAAAACTCGAGCGTGATCTTCAATGTCATAGCCAGGCTCGCTACGCATGATTTCGCGAACCTTCTCGATCTTGGTGTTTGCGGCATGAAGCTCACCAGTCAGGAGAGCGACTTGCTTTTCAAGCTCCGCGATTCGTGAGAACGGTTCCCGCATAAATGATTCGCAAGAGGCATCACTAAGCTCCCGGCCGATCCCGGCGCGAATAACGGCGATTAACAGCGGGTTGTCGTCTTTGGCGAAGTTGTCGGACTGGATCGGGCGTATGATTTGTGTAGTGTTCATGGTTAAGCTCCATCGCTTGTTAGTGTGGGGATAGTATGCACCATCCCCGGACGTTTGTTTTAGCAATTCGTGCTATCAAAGGGCGTCTAATTCCGCCTCAATGAATTCGTACCACTCGTGGCCGTTTACGGGATCGTGTTCTGTTCCATGTATCCAGTCAGTATGCACGGAACAGAATTCGCCGGATTTGTTGAAATAATAGTTGGCCCAGGACCGTGCCCAATCTCCGACACCAGCGAGCGTGCTGAACTTGCGGATGTATGCATCGGTGTAACCTCGCTCCTTCGCAATGCGCTTCAGCGCTCGAGCCAGCAACTTGCGCTGCGATGCCTTCGATACTTTCCGCAGGTGGAAAAGCACGTCTTCTGGCTCACCGCCAACGCGGATAGTCAAATCTTCGTCAATATCCAGCGGGTTGACGGCGTATTCGTTTAGGTATCCTCCCTGGATTACGAGCGCCGTGCAGAGTGGTTCGCGCACCTCGACGGCATCGAATACGCAGCCGATAAGGTGGCGCTCACGCTCGCGTGCCACATTGACAACCATGAGTTTGATTGTGTTCATTATCGGATCTCCTTAACATTGTGAAATTCTAGGAGATTGGCCACGTTACCGATGTCGCAATCTTTGAATTCATCTTCTGCTCCGACTGCCACCCTTAACTTTGCGATCCCTGAATCATCGTCGACCATAACCTCAATAACCTGCTCGCTCGAAAGCTCGATGTATGCGCAGCCGTAGGAATTCAGTTCTTCCAGCAGTGCGATTAAATTATCGTTCATTGCGTTGCTCCTGATTGGATTGTTCACTTCAGTAACGCCACTTTATCAAATGACGTTACGGCAGTTTTAACAAAAAGTGCTATTCTTTTTCGCCGCTGAACGCTGCCAGGCGACCACGGCGGAAGCTGTTAATCTCAGAGAGGCGGCTTACCCCTATGATAATGCAAATGGTTCCGATCGCTCCAACGGCGCTACCGTCTTGCAGTAGAAGTCCGCCAATAAACAGCATCCAGTATGGTACTTTTTTCATATTTTCACCTCAAACAAAACGTTGTTTTCATAAGGTCTGTTAAGAAACATCGCTATCTTTTCGTCAGGCATACGGCACGCTAACCAGTTTTCTCCCAACTCCGTTGTTTTCTTGTCGTCCTGCAAAATCCAGACTTCATCCAGGCCGGGGCCGAACCTGGCTTGATATTCCTTACCAACCGTGAACAGCGGAATAAGTGGCCCGTAACCCGCATGGGTGCAAATCACTGTTACTGTTTCCATTAGTAGATCCCGTTAGTCCAAACGTAACCGCGTTCGATTATCTCGCGCAGTCTAACCCTTTTCGGTGATAGGTTAACCCAGTCGCCGCCAGTGTAGAACCCTGTTCCATACGCAAAATGAACCTGCTTTGCGAACAGTCCGCCGCGTGCCTGGATGTAAAGGCGGTTTCGTCTGGCAAAACTTATAAGCGTTCTGATTTGCTCAAACGGCTCGCCCTTAACCTTCGAGATCTTGCACAACACTGGCTTTTCGCCAAATTGCCCGGTTAAGCAGTGGCGATCGAAGTCTGATAAACGTATCATCCGGACACCTCAAAGCTGATTTGCGAAGATATGCCATACGTGATCTTCTGGCGTGCGTTTCATTAGTTTGTGCGCCTTGCGTGCCATGCGCTTATAGTCGCTGGCGGTAAGTTTTGTTGGGTCGGCAACGAACGATTCTACAATCAATCCCTCGTAATGGTATTCCGGCTGCCATTCCCGATGGGTTCGCCACTCGTTGAAAGTGGTTAGCGGGAGGACGGAATGCAAGTCACTGTGAAGGTGCTCCCCTCGCTCGCCGTAATAGAAAGCTCCGCGCATTTTGCCATCATTGCCTACGTGCAAAAGGTGAATGCGGCTTTTCTTGCCTTCGAAGTTGGTTCCGACGATGGCGACTACTGCGTTTTTAACGATCTGCTTCATGGTAAATCTCCGTTGTTTGGTATGTGGCCATTATGCCCGATCTCCTGACCGGGCGTTTAGCAAAACGTGCTATTTCAGGCCGCGAAGGTCAATCTTCGATTTTGCCCAATCAGGGAAGCGAGCCATTTCGCCCACCTGAACCATTTTGTTTCCGCCTGGCCCCTTATCCACCCATGAATCAGGCGAGTAGCTCAGTAGGCGAACATTTTCAACGGTCGACTCATAGGCCCAAATTGAGCCGTCGGCATCAATGGCAACCGTGTTGGCCCAAACTGGCACGTCAAGCGACTGCATATCGAACGTGCCAGGGATGTTAATCTGGAAGGCTACAACGTGGCGCTGAGTGATGGTCGCCACTACTTGCTCGCCGGATTTAACTTCGTGAATCATTGCGTTCTCCTTACAGGAACATTCCGGCCAGGCGCAGGCGGTTGATGATATCGTCACGCTTGACGCGGAGGCCGTCATAGTAGTCTTCGAGTTGGGGATCCCATGACGGCAGTTCAAGCATTGCTTTCATCTCATCGCAGGCTACTTTAAGCGCGTTGAAGTTCTGCTCGACGGCGCGACGGTGGGCTGCTGCGTTCAGTTCGTTGTTGTGGTTGCCAATCATGTTTTTTGCTCCTCTGTTTCGATGGGGTAATAATAACGCATTGCCCCGATCGAGTTTTAGCAAAAAGTGCTATTCGTGCTTTTTGAACTCGTGAACCTGGTTCCCGCCGGAATGGTCTTCAATATCCACTCGGTCGCAGGTCACGTAAAAGCCGCGAATAACGGTGAAGCGCCACTTCCCGCACCAGTGGAAGTATACGCCGTGCTCGCTGCCCTGGACGGCTTTGGTTGATGAGTATGGGATCGGCATCCCGGCGAAGGTGCGAAGTTTGGTTGTTGCTGAAAAACGTGGCATGGCCAATCCTCCTGGCGTGAGCCGTGTTTACTGTGGGGACATTGCGCCACCGAAGCGGCGCTATTGCGATTATTTACCCTGGCGTGCAAGGTAGCGCTCTTTGAGTTTCTGCCAGTGCCAGCGCATGACGTGTTCGTTATGGTAGTTGCTGGTTGAATATGGATTCTTCTTGCTCATCTTCATCTCCAGTTTGCTTACTTGATACGAACTTCAACTTCAATGTCGGACTGCGGCGCGAAGAGTTGGGCCTTTCCATTAACGCGAATGGTAAGGATGTTCGCCTTGCTATCTGCTGCTAGAACCAGGCGGAACTTGCCAGAAAACTTGACCATCATACCCGGCTTGACTTCGCTCATCTTGATAACCTTATCCATCTTCATCACCTCGGTTCGTTGTCGATGGAAAGATAATACCCAATCTCCTTGGCCGGGTTTTAGCAAAAAGTGCTATTGCTGGCCGCGCTGGCCTGGATGCGGCTTAATGTTTATTCCCCTGCGATTTTGGCTTTCAGCGCCATTGTGTAACCGTTGTAAAGCAGTCCTTTCGGCATCACTTCGTCAATGATGGCAAGGATTCTTTCCCGCTCAGAGATAGCGCCCTTCCGCCTGCATGCCTCAGCCTCCAGGCTTGAGCCAGTCATTGCGTCGAGCTCGGTAAACACGGAGATTAACCCAGCCCCCAGGCTCACGCGTAACACTTCGCCCGGCCCCAGGAGTTTCAGTAACGGCCTGCGGAAATGGTTGTCGACCGGGTGAACGCCGAACTTCTCCTCGAACTCCTCCGCCGTCATCTGGATACGCCGCCCGCCGTCCAGGAACATGCGCCGGATCTCGGATGAGCGGTTGCCAGTGAATGTACCTTCCGGCTTCGAGGCTACCTGGCTCCGTCCGGCTGGCCTGGTGGCGTCACCAAACGTGATGGATTGCAGCCACTCATGGTAGGCGGCTTGTTTTTCTGCGTCGTACCGCATCCACTCGGACACGTCGACTTCTTCGAACTCATAGCCTTTGTATTGCATTTGTGTTTCCCCCCACATTTACGGCGTTTGCGCGTGTTTCGTAAGGCTATCTTACTGGCTACAGGCCTTGTCGTCAAAGGGTTTGAGCGTGTTTGGTAAGATTAGTAAGCATCCACCATATACCCCTTTATGCATATCGCGAGGCGGAACATCTAAAATTTATGGCTGGCGCAAGAGATATCACATAACCATCCCGGAGAAATCTTACCAAACAAATATATATAGAAAGAGTAATAATAATAATATGTATGTATATCATATACTTATCTATCTATTATAGGCTTATATTGGTCACTTTTTGCGCAATTTTTAGGTAAGATTAATCCTCCCACACATTCCCACACGCCATAAATGTTGGGGAACACATGCACCATTTTGGCAGGATTCGAACGGCAAATTGTGTGCATAATGCATGCATCTATGCAATTCGTTGCACATCATGAAACACCACACCAAGTCATTGCACAGAATGAAGCAATCACAATCAATCATGATTCGTCAAAACTAATCACACAGGAATCAAGTGCAATCACCATCTATTCCACTATTCAAAATCGTAGGAATAATCAGCAATCGCAGGAATGGCACGTTTTGCCAAAACTCGCTGGATGAGATCACGTATAGTCATCACATCAACCAGTCACGGAGAATCCACGATGCAAACTTGCGAGTACATCACCAAAGCATTCACCTACAAGGAAACTAAAATCGCGGTTATACGCACTTACACCAGAAAGGATGGCGACACGTACAAGATCATGAAGCACGTCATCAACTACGTTCGTGGGAAAAATGTCGAATCATGGCGTGTCATGGGGAGTGCCAGCACGTTCACGGATTTGCGTGAATGCATGGATAAGTTTGAAAAGCTGGTCAACTCGCATCGCAAGACCATTGGCAAAGAACCAATTAAATTCACAATTGAGGATTGATTATGAGGCACGAAAAGTTGCGCAAGGCGCTTGATGATGCACGCGATGCCGGATGTGTTGTCTACCGCACGCGTAGTTCACTCGGACTGAAAACCAACATTGAGATCTTCGGCCCTGACATTAACGGCGAATTCACGAAAATGTTTGAGCGCGAGTACACAACCGGAAACGCCAGCGCCCAGGCTGATTTTATTCAGAAGTCGATCGCATCACTTCGCAAGGGGCCGCGTATGGTAACGGGTTACATCCGTCATGCCAGGTTCCCCAACCAATCAATTATTCCGGTATTCCTGGAAATGGAATACGGCATGTATTACGTGTGGAGTCACAAAAGCGGAGAGTGGCACATCACCAATGCGCTTTCAATGGCATGTTATGGTGCTGAAGTCATAGGCCGCGCTTACAAGGCGAAAGTCGATGAACGTCTATTGTGTAGCGGAATCACGTTCGATCCTCAATCGTCCATAATGACTTGCTCAATTGAAGGAGTTTATTTGTGAACAAGCAAGAGCTATTCGATCGCGTTGATGCCTTCATTTCTACGCATGGCTATGTGCCTGTTAATGTGCGCGTTCACTTCGATAAGAACTACGGCCTGGACAGGCAGACGGTCAGTCTTTGGCTTGTGGGGAAATACAGCGCCGACGAAACGCTTTGCATGGGGATTGATACCCTGTTTCTTAAACGATATCACAGCGCTGAACGGGCAGAAAAAGATGCTTCGCGTTTCCGCGCCCAAATCAAAAAGGAATACCAGCAATGAGAATCTTTACCCGTAGTAAGTGGGCCGTGGTTGAGGCTGCGGCTGAGCACAAAGAGCGCAAGCATGTGGAGCGCGTTACCGATCGTGCTACTCAACGTTGGCATGACTACCAGGCCGTCAAGGCGATGGTCGGTCAGTGCCTGGAGTTCGGGGAGTCTGGCGAGTTCACTATGAACATTTGGCACGAAAGCGCGGCGCATTATCCCCAGCGCGGGATATGGCGATACGGCCACACGGAGTACGAAACCACTCGCGCAACCGTCACATTTGGCGATCACATCCAGGCCGTGATTTACGGTGATGAAGTTCGGTTCCGCCTGGTGTAAATAGCACTTTTTGTTAAAAGCCCCGCGTGGGCTTTTGCTATTATCTATTCATCGAAACGAAGCAGACAAAGAGGCAAACATCATGAAACTGAAGCGCGAATCAATCAAACTTGGCAACGAATATAACGGCAAATGGAATTTCGTAATCATGGATACCGATGCTGAAAAAATCGAAGCCGTTGAAGAAGCGCTCTGCGAAATGAAAACTGGCTTCTCTGTCGGCGGCGAAGAGAAAACCTGGGGCGACTACTGCGACCAATGCCCCTGCTATGACGATGGCTATGGCTCCGGCTTCTGGATTGAGATCGAAGATGTTCCGGCGTTCAAAGAAGCATACAAGGCCGCGAAAAAATCCATCAAATAAGCACAAATTGCTAAACGCCGGGCCGCGAGGCCTGGTATCATTACCACATCGAAACCAATCAGGAGAGCAACCATGAAAGCATTTGGCGACGTCGTAATCGGGGACAAAATTCAATATGGCGCAAGCGATCTGTTCCGCACAGTCACCGATATCGAAAAGGGTCGCGGTGTTAACGGTTTCACTGTTTTCGTGGTTCTCGACGGCGTAGCGCGATTTGCGGTTGACGCGCGGGATTGGGTATTCTGCATCGAGAAGGGTAAGGTATGAGGAAACGGCGGGCCGGGGAGGTGGTTTGCACCTGCGATGCTTACCCCTTCCCGCACAGAATGTTTGGCGGTTCATGCAACGGGATCACCATTGTAATTGCAAGTGTTGGCGGCGTTGAGTGCCAGCATTGCCAGCTACTGAATAACGGGTCGTGCGAGGTGCTCGAGGGTATCGAGAATCCGATCGAGTGCCATTACGTCTCCGACTTCATCCACCAAAACGAGGTTAAAATATAATGCGAACAGTTACCATTTCGAACAGCTTTTCATACATCATCGGATCGCCGAAAGAGCGTATCAATGCCCTCATCGACAAGGCGACCAATGACGTGACGAACAAATTTCACGACGCTGCCGAAGCTGCGATCATGCACTATTACGGTCGTCACCCTAACGAATTCAATGCGGACAACACGCCGTTCGTTGTCATTAAACAGGCGGATGGGAGAACTTGGAAAATCAACGACAAGCAGACTGGCGGGTTTATTTTCGGATCTGTTCCGTGCCGGGTCGGAAGCAACGATGTTACCATCCAGAAACTCGGCGATCTCGAACATCGCGTTCAGCGCACGATCTACATTAGCCAGGATTACGCGACCTGCGTTCCGGAATAGCACGTTTTGCTAAAACAACATTGCTGGATAGTGGCATACTATCCCCACACCAACAAACGAAGGAGTTACACAATGAACCATCCGAAGACTGATTCCATTCTCGCCGTCCTGAACGCTCATGGCCGTGTCGTTCTCCGCATGAACCGCTCCTCCGGCTTCACTCAGATCACGATCACGAAGTCGAAAGGCCGTTACATCGTCGGTACGGTTCCGGGCGGTCGCCTCATTCCGTCCTCGCTGGCTGGCGTCACGCTGACGCTGGAATCTAACAGCATGTTCATTGAAGGGTGGAAGGCATGAAAGAAGGCGATCGCGCTTACCTGGAAGTCAACGGCGAAATGCATCACTGCACCGTGTTGCTGAAAAGCAAATGCGTCTACATGTTCGTCAATGAGTTTGGCGAAGAGGTGGCGAAGGTGCAATTGTTCTGGTCGACGAAGAATCCCGGCGATAGCTCGCTGACTGGTAGGCCGGGACACGTCACGGCGAAAGAAAGCATGAAGTGCTGCGAGGCTCCTGGCTGCGGCGTCATGTACAAAGTCAAGGCGGCAGATCTCAAGCGCGGGTGGGGCAAAACCTGTTCCAAGTCGTGCGCCGCCAAATTACGGGAACTGAACAGGAGTAAAAGCAATGGCCGATAACTACGACGATGCATACTGGAGTCGTTTTCTTGCGGCTCAGGATGCTGGCCTTAATCGCGAAGCCTGCATCATGGTTGCCAATCAGGAAATGACGCTCGCGGATGCGCTTGGTGATATGGATATGAACGCCGAAAGTCTGCCGATGTGCGACGACCTGGCGGATGAAGAAGAAAATACGTGCGGCTGCTCAGGCTTTGAAGGTTGCAGCGAATGCGTCCCTTTCCTGTGAGGTGATGATGAAAGACAAAGTTATTTACTGCATGTTCGACGGCTCCGGCATCATGGGCCTGCCCTGGGCCATTAAGGGATGCAAGGTGTATTGTTTCAATGCAGACTCCGGCGACCACGGCGAATACAGCATTAGAATGTTTCACCACAATATCCAGTATATTAACATATGGATTGATAAAGATTTTGACGCGAGGCGATCGGCTGTCGGCATTCCAGATCCTGACTTCATTTTCGCGTTCCCGTCCTGCACGCTGTTAGCGCATAGCGGAGTTAAGCACGTCAGGGAAGATAATGACGTATTATCCGCAGCAACGGATGCGAAGATGGTCGAGCAATTAGGCAATGCGTATAGTTGCCCATGGATGGTCGAAAACCCGGTTGGAAAATTGTCGTCACTATGGCGCAAGCCTGACTTCTATTTTCACCCGCGCGACTTCGGCGGCTATGTTTCTCCGGATGAGCCTGTTTGGCATCCCAAGATGCCCCATTGCGACAATTACACGAAGAAAACGTGCATATGGCACGGAAACGGATTTGTCGAACCGAAACAGCTCCCGCCGCCGGATGGAGTAGAAGGCGTGAATTTCTTTTGGGCCTGGAAGTTTTTGGGCGGAAGGTCAGAAAGGACTAAAATGCTGCGCTCCATTACTCCGCGAGGTTTTGCCCGCGCCGTGTTCCAGGCGAATTATCGAGAATAGCACGAATTGCTAAAACTACCCGGCGAAGGTAGGGTAGCATTACCCCATCGAAACGCAACGGAGTAAACGGAAATGAAATTTATTATCTTGATGATGTTAACTATTTTGTGTATGTCCGGGCCTGGTGGTTTTATCTTTGCCGTCATGCTGTTAGTTGTTGCCGGGATTATTGATATCCGCCATCACCACGTAATGACTGATTTAAGGCTTAATCTGCTGATTAATGATATCAAGTCCGCTTGCGAAGGCATGGAAATAAAGGTGGTGAAGAAGTGATATCTCAAAAACTCGCCGAAGTATGCCGCGAAGTTCTCAGGATGAATAATGGCGGCGCAACCCTGACTGCGATGCAAAATAAAATTGAGTCGCACGTTGGCTTTAAATTGAGTTGCAGAAATAAAGCTGACTTTCTGGATCTGGTTAGCCTGTATATCGAGATGGGAGAAAGAAAATAAATGGCGAAGTCAATCAAGATTAAATGCACGTCAAGCCGTGCCGTTAACATCCATGAAAACAACCTTTATTCCGCCCGCGTCGACGATGAAGGTAACGTGTCAATGATGGTATATGACAGCGTAGAACTGAAGAAGAAGCGCATTATTTTGTCGGTAGGCGTTAGCGGCGAGTTGTTTATTGCTGGCGACGGCGGAGCGGCGGTTGCGACGTTCATCGAACTCAAAACCAAAACGCTAAAATGCGTCGGCCTTGACCATAGCAACCCGATGAAAAAATCCTTCAGCGTCGGCAAGCGCTACCAGGTAGAAAGTGGTCGTGCGCTCGGTGCGGTTGCTGGATACATCTTCGACCGTGACGGATGCCGCTGGACGCTGTACCGCGAGGAAGTTGGCTTCAGTGTATCGGACGGAACGACTTTCGAAGCTAAATACCTGTGACGGGTTCGGGGCCATGCGCCCCGATAATCCAAGCGCGTTTTTCAAGCGTGTTTAGATTATCACTGGATCTCGGATTTAATACGGCATATGATTAGCCGAACGATTAACCAATCAGGAGCAAGGGCATGTTTTTAAATGACCGCGTATCACCGCAAGATATTATCGCCATCGCAGAAAGGGAGGGGATCAGTCCCCTGCGCGTTGCGATTCGTGCGAACGGGTATCGTGACTCCGTTTCATTCTGGCCAAAGCCCAAAGATATCGACGTAAACGCGGATAAATACCCAACAATCTCGATCGCCAATGATTACGATGTGGTCGGCAAGCTGGCGCTAAATGCAGCGCGTTCTGTTCAGTTCCCGGAATCATCCGCTTACATGCACTTTCTCGGAACCGTGTCCGCCGCGATGATGGGTCGCTTTTGGGTCGAGTACCACGGCAGCGAGCAACCGACAACGCTTTACGTTATCACGTCGCAGCCGCCTTCCGCTGGTAAGTCTGCCATTAACTCGCTGGCTATCGATCCGATCGTCGCCGAAGTCGAGCGCATTAACGAGTCGCGCAAGAAGGAGCGTAAGAAAATCATGGCGAAGCTGTCCGCCAACAAGCAGGCGCTAAAAGGGGAGTTATCGCAATCTGATATGGTGAAACTTTTCGAAGACCGTGACGAACTGGAAGAGAAACTTGAAAAATTATGTGATCTAACTTTCCCGGTATCCGATACCACCCCGGAAGGCCTGGCGAAGATTAACAACCGACAGGGCAACTTTGCCGTTATCTCGGATGAGGCGACGGCGGTTAACAGCCTTTTGGGGATCACGTATGGCAACGATGGCGGCAAGAAGACGAACAGCGAACTGGTGCTCAAAGCATGGGATAAAGGCCACGTATCGATCGCTCGTGCCGACGTTAGCAATAACATGTCATTCGTGGCTTTGGGCTGCATTTGCGTAATTGCACAGGATGAAACCATCGACGCCATCATGCAGGCGGGTTCTCGCGGGATCGGTGTCTCGGAGCGTTTCCTTTTGGTTCGTGAGCAAACCCGTTTAGGCGAACGCGTGTTCATCGACGAAAACGGGAATTCGACCTATGAGCCGATCGACCAGTCACTGAAGGCAGATTACTTCCGGCTGATTCACGATATTATGAGCGAGTCGAACGTTAAGTTGCAGGTTACGGATGCAGCCATGCGGAGACTGAATAAGGCACGCCAGGAATTAGAACCGGAGTTAGGCGACGGCGGCAAGTATTCGCATACTATGCTTCGCGGTGCGATGGGTAAGTTTGATAAGCAGGTTATGCGTCTGGCGTCCGTGATTCACACGATCCGGAACTGGCAACCCGGCGGGAAGCGCTCGAAGAAGATCGACACGTCGACCATTGACGAAGCGATCATCATGTTCCATGAATTGAGCAAAACGTATTTGTCGTCGGCTGACTCTTCCGGCTTTGCTGGTGAGGGAGCGGAAATTAAAGCGCTGTATGACGTTATCGCCAGTCGTTGCAAACAGGCAAAAGGTGTTATGACCGTCCAGGGCATTTATAACGCCTGCCGCAACCTGAAGATCTTCAAAGGACAGGCCGGGGTGAGCAAAAAGATTAAGGAACGCTTATTGCCGAAGATGGAGGAATTAGGCTTTATCTGCGTGATGGATTCCGAAGTCTTTATCAACCCGTCGTTCATGAGGTAATTGATGTTCATTCTTGACATTTACAAGTTCTGCGAATCTCGCCGGGAGTTCACCCGGCAGGATTTTGCGAAGTTCGTTTACACGCACCGCGAAGCGCCTCGCCTGGCAAAAGCCGCCAACGTGTCGCAACGTATGTTCGCCTCAATGGTCTCTAAGGAGTTTTTAGCGCGAAGCTATACGAATGGATACCTTGACGGAAAAAACGGCGCTGTGTGGTGTACGGGGCCGGATAACAGGGAGATAGGCTTTGATTTCCGGTCGTTCGATGGGATGGATGACCGATATATGTGGGAGATGATGCACCTTGACCAACTCAGTGATGAACAGCTTTTCGGGAAACCAGGTGGAAGATCTGATAACGGAAGTTCACAGGCTTGTTTGCGTGAAACAGATCACACCAGAAAATTACTTGCGTGCCGCGCTCATCTTGCTCTATCAAGGAATGGCCGCAACCAACACGGTTGAACATGGTCTTAACGATGAAGACGGAGTAGCGCTATTGCACGTCAAGCGGTACATATAGAAAAAGGGGCATTACGCCCCTTTGTTTTTTCGCTCACGCCAAAGGCCGAACGCCCCGATCGCCAGCATTACTACCCCAACACCACCAATCAGCCACGGAATCAGGCTTCCGCTTTCATCGTTCCGGATCTCGATCTTGTCCGCCGTGATCTGGTTGGCGTGAATGCTGGAGGTCGTCACCGATTTCTTGTTCGACGTGTCAACCTTGCCTACCGCCGACTCTTTGAACGTGGTCTCCTGCTTGCTCGACGTGTCCGTTTTGTTGGTCACGCCAACCGCCTGTTTCACGTTCTCCGCGCCGACTTGCGCCGTCATATCCGGCTTGCTACCAACCAGATCGGAAAGGATCGGGACGCTGGAAGCGCAACCGGAAACGATGGCAACCGCCCACACGATAAAGCCGATGGCCAGTGCTCGCTGAAAGTTTAATGTGCTCATTTTAGATCCTTAATGCATAGTTGATATTCCTGCACCCGGCGATTATACAAGCCCTTTGACTTCTCCATTTTCCCCGTCTTCGGGTTGCGGTAGTAAGTCCAGCGATATAACTGCTTGCACGCTTCGAGCAATCGGCCCTGGTTCGTTAACTTCAGCATGGTGCTGCCAGAATATGCGCCGCCGCCAGCGTTGAACGTAAAGCTGTACATCGACGCCCTGAAGGTGTCCGGAACATCGACTTTGATTTTGCTGTCAACGGTTCGCTTCGCCACCTGGATATGCTTGGTTAAAAGCGCGTCGCACTCTGACCGGGTATAGGTTTTCCCCTTGATAACGTCCGGGCCTGTGATGCCTTCGCATACAGTTGGGACGCCAGCGATATCCATATAAACATTGTATTTCGTGTCCTCCACTTTCGGAAGGAAGGCGACAGCGATCGCCATCGCCGCCGCGAATGTAACCCGCGTTTTAATCCCCATGTTATTTACTCCTGATCTTCACCGCCGTTTTGATATCCCCGGTTTCCAGCGCTTCACGAAGCGCCTTTGAATCTCGCCAGCGCAACCACGCGCCGAAGGAGCCGAATAGAATCATGAAAAATAAGCCAATGGCAGCAATGATTAATTGCCCGGTTGCAGATCCCGCGAGGGCAACGCCACCGCTGCTATTGGTTGCCGCGTTGATGAATTCTCGCATGATATGCAACCTCTGTTAGTTAAATGGTAAGGTGATGATATATGCATTAGGCCAAATTAAGAACAAAAAAAAGGGAACACATCAAGGTTCCCAATAGTTAAGGTGATGATAATAAAGGCATTAACTTTATAATTTTAATGCAACATCTGACACCATATCAAGGATTTTTTGCGCGTCGTCTTCCGGCTCGCCAGTGGTCATATCAAAATCGAGTTCATGGTAAGTGTCGCAAATAAGATCCGGGCGTCGAATATGCTTGCGGCTATCACCATCAAAGGTCATGCCGTCACGATGAAGGCGGACGACAAACACGTTAAGCGCCTCATGCGCTGCGACGTGCTCCACCTCCTCATCGAATCCGCCGTCGCTGACGATGCAGTTAAACGGCGAAGTTAGCGCCGAATCGCAAAGCAACTTGCCGAACTGATTTTTGCCCAGGGTCGGCTTGACGAAATTTTCGCTAATGTGAATCATGAATTCACGCGGAGAACGGTCGCCCAAAAAATCGCATTTCACTTCTTTGTGCTTGCGGTCGTGGTATCGGGCAGTAAAGCGTGCAAAATCAGTAGATCCCAGCACAGCGCGAGCAATGGCAAACATCGGCTGTTTGAAGCTAAGGTTCTTGTATTCCCACTTCCGCGAGATGATTTCCGCGATAGTGTCCTTTCCGATGCCCGGCGCTCCGTTGAGGATAATTACATTTTTCATTTGTCTACTCCGTGTGATTTTAAATGATCGTGAAGATTGTCGCCGTAGTCGCAGACCTGGTAAGTCGTGATACCCAGGCCGCGCAAGTGCGCAATAACATTGAGGGAATCATCCCATGCCGCAACAATGCGATCAAGTCCGATTTTGCGTAACTCCTCCTCCTTGATTACCGTGTCTTTACGGTTATCGCTGGCGCGGCGCATGATTAGGCTGTCATATTTCACCCCGTAGCGGTCAAGCCAAATCATTGTTTCTGTCTTCACCTCATCGGATCGGCCAGTCAGGATGATAACGGTCATTCCGGATCGATAAAGCGCATTCGCCACGTCAATAGTGCTTTGGATTGGGCTGTCTCCAATTGACGCGCCATTAAATTCGCTCCAACTTTCTGTAAGGTGGAGATCTTTTTTCGGCAGCAGGTGCAAGCGGTGGGTTCCGTCGGAAAGCGTGCCATCGAGATCGAAAATGCAGATATTTCTATTCATCGGTTTTCCTTGTTGGCCCCTCGCGGGGCCGTTGTGGTTACATGTTCGGACGGTAGATAAAGCGGCCTACTTCGCCATATTCTTTGCTGTACAGAATCACCGCAGCCTGCCGATAGGAGCGCCAACCACCGCGAGCGGCGTAAGCGTCTTTGGCCCCTAACTGGCCATGCACTTCGTCAATGCCTAGCGAGTGTTCCGTTACAGTCTGGTGATGCCAGTGGCCGGAATGCGTGTAAATGTAGTCGCACTGTCCGAACTCCTTACGGAAGTCGGTCGCCATCGCAGCAAGGCGCGTTTCCGGCTTTTTCATCGTGTGGCCATGCGTATAGCCCAGCATGGTTTTGCCCCACAAGGTTCGATGCAGGATCGCCGGACTAACATCAACAAAAACGCGAGGCTCATTTTCATAGAACGCTGCGAGCGCCGCGCGTAGCCAAATCATCCCGGCCTGGTCGTGGTTTCCTTCGATCACCTGCACTTCAACTTCCGCATGATTGTTAAGCAGTAGCGACACTGCGCGACGCAGCGAACGAATGGCAACATAAACAAGTTTTGCGTATCGGCTGTCCTGATCGAGAACGTGACCGCTTGCCGGGGTTACTGCGTCCAGTCCGTCACTGTGAAGGAAGTCACCGCCGACCAACAAAACCGCCTTTTGGGATTGCGGAGCCACCGACACGGAATAATCAAAGAAGCGGTTTAGAACCTTCTCTGCCGTGCTGGTATCATAGTTCTCGCCGCATTCATGCTTATGCGCCATTGCCCCAATATGCAGGTCGAAGATCGGGTACAGGGCAAGCTGATCTTCAATGTAGAACTTCGATTCATCCAACGGTTGCGGTTCGGCTCGTGGAAGGTCTTCGCAGAAAGCCGCCTGCGCCGCCTCCATAAGCGCAACCATGCGATCGCGGTCTACTTCCGACTTAACCCACCGAACGACCTCGGAGCCGTCCGCGCGAATCATCGTCGACGTGCCTTTGACGCCGAAGCCGTCCGGGATATGCTTCGCAACGTGGGCGTTTCCGTGTAGGTGTCCTTGTCGCGCCAGGCGAACGCCGCGACGTTCAACGCTTCGAATGTTCATGCCGAACTCTTCCGCGATCTCGCGGTAGGTTTTACCTTCCTCGCGGGCGGCTAAAAATTCTTCGTCTGTGATTTTAGGTGACATAATTTATCCCAATTGAATTGCATAGTTAATGATTGCGATCGTAAACAGGATCGCCGTAAATAAGATCGCAATATATCGCATTCTTCACTTCCCCGCTACTTGTAATATTTCTTCTGTTGCTTAGACTCGTTGATGAACATCTTCAGCGCGTCCGCCTCCGCTCGCGTTGCCACTGCTATTCGCGTGCGCTTCACCGGGCGCTCGTGTAGATAGGTGAGCTTCCCACCAAAAATAATTGATATATCTTTGATATCGAAATACTTTGCGATCTTCACGATATCATCACTTATTCCTGCTTCTTTAGCGTGCTGCCATACGGCAGCGCGACCAGTCTCGACAATCATCATTCATCACCGTAAATGCAAAAACCTTCGGCCATTTGCTCATACATGGCCACGCTTTCAAGGCCGTACCCTGCGCGAAAATAAATCTCACCGACCACACCATCAAGGCCATTCTCTGAAGGGTTCGCCATGTAGTCGGCCATGCACAGGCGAGAAAGGTTAACCAGGTGGCGAGATACAACTTGCGCTTTTGCTGGCACGATCTTGATGGTGTCTGCAATGGTTTTGGTTTTCATGGCGTTTGCTCCTGATTGGTTGATGGTGTAATAATACCCGCACGCGGCGGGTATTGTTTAGCAATTAGTGCTGTTTTGCGAAATACTCCGCGCCTTCATGCGATTTAAACTCAATCAATTCTCGTTCAAGAATTTCTGGCCAGTCAGCGACCGGGGTTCCGTTGTCCATGAACTCCATGTAGGTTCCGTCGATGGTGTCAGCAAAGGATAACTTTTCCTCATCCGTCCCAATGAAGCCGTATTTGTCCAGCAATTCAACCACGATCCGAAGATACTCGGTGAAAGATTCTATCTGTTCCATTTTTCAGATCCCACGTTTGCGCATACGCTTTTTAGCTAATGACGGGCAAATCTCGCTTACCGGAATGTAAAGCGTCTTTTGCTCCTCTCCCGGCTTGAGCTTGCGCATGATGAAAATAACACTTCCTTTATTGTTGTTGTCTACTGGCTTCCCGCTTAATCCATTGATGAATGCGAGGCGACCGGATCGGCTTAACTGGTTCCCGTCATCATCCTCTTCAACATCGGCAACAATCCAGATAATTTCGGCGGCCATCTTCTGCGCGTCACGGAACCAGGCAGTAGAATTGTCGCCAGGTAGCAGAATGTCGATCTGGTTGTCGTGCTCCATTTGCTCAATGGCCTTGAGAATAAACGGATCTGGAAACGAGTAAGGCGGATTCAGCCAAACGTGCTTGTTTTTTCCCCACCAGCGTTTAAGGCAATCTGTTTTTTCGTCGTAGAACTTCGGGCAAACTGCATTGCTTTGGTCTGCGGCGGCGTCGAGGTCGTAAGGGCCATAACGCCCTTCCATGTATGCGATCAGGCTGCGATCGGTCGCCCACTTATCGCGCACGATATCAGGCGTTTTACTCCCGGCGTATCGGTTGCCTGTTACCTGGTAAAACTTGTCGGGCCTGACAGCCTGAAAGTGTCCGCCAGTAGCAAGGGCATTGCCAATAAACGTTTCGCGCTCCAATTGCTCAAACGTGATGAATGCGTCACGAGTGTCTTTGTCTGTGATATCTTTTGCCATTATTATTTGACCTCGCAGGTTAAGGTATTATTAAAAGCGCCCACACTAACATCAATGGTGTTTTTGTTGACTACATAATGAGCGTACCCGAAAGGAGTAAGCAGTTTATATTGATTTTCGCCAGCGCCATCAATTATAACGCCAGAGTTTTCACCCTTGACAACTTTCATATATTCGCTAGTTACCTCGAACGCTTCACCCCCGCAATCATATGTTTTCGGTTTTTCGCTGCAACCAATAAGACCAAGAGACAGAACAACTAAAGCCAGCATCTTTTTCATTTTCAACACTCCATTCTTCGTTTCGATGGGGAAATGATACCCGGCTTTCACCGGGCGGTTTTAACAAAAAGTGCTATTTGATGGCATCGCAGAAAGCGATCTTGAATTGCTCGAAGCCATATGCCACGGCGGCGAATCCGCCGCGAAGCCGGACGGCAGCAAGGAATTCCCTTTGCTCCTTGCTCACTGGCGACGCCTGCGCCTTACCCTGGCGCTTTAGCTCAATGGCTGCGAACGGGTATTTGCCACCGAAACCAATCAGGATAACGAAGTCGCTAACGCCTTTTAGCAATCCCATTTGATGATCGATAACCGCGCTCGCCTTGTGCTTGCTGCCTTCATTGACTGTGTGCCAGAACAGATAATCAGGGTATTCGTGCCGCAGCCACGAAACGCTATTCATCTGATCGATTTTCTCAAGCGGGCAAGCCTTTACAGGCCCGCCGTAGTATTCGAGATAATCACCTTTATCTGCGATCATTCTGTGTCTCCAAAATCTTTGCGTGAAATAATATCTTCCTTCTTACCGTTAACGCGATGAGTTACTCGCTTCGGTGCTCGGAAGTAATGCGCATTCTCAAGGATTTTTCGCGCATTCTTCATCCCGCCAAGCCTGCCGCGCATTACTGCGTCGCTAACGTGCTGGAAGACTGCCTTTTGCCGCCACAACTTGCCGCAAATCTGATTCTCTGATTCCGGGAAGAACTTTTCCCTTGCTGTGAATCGCTCGCCGTCATGGTTCAGTAACACGTAATTGAAGATGATCCCGGATTGATTGCGAGTCAAGCCGATATCGAACCCGACAACATCATACCAGTCATTCTGCGTGTAGTGCTTCCCGGTGAGATTGTCGTTGGGATCTTTAAGCTGCACCCCGCAGCATCTGCACTGGCGAGCAACAATATCGTTTTCAGCGTAACACCCTTTTACTTTAATCTTCCCTGTTCGTGGGTCTTTCTGGTCTTCGCAGCGCTGCGAGATCCAGAAGTATTCGCAACGATTACCGTTGCTGTCTTTGTGGATGCATCGGCGGGCGTACTCGCTATTTTCTCCCTTGCATACCGGGCAAATTTTCGGGCCGTTCTTGCTGCTCTTGCGTCTTTGGTATTGCGCCTGCTCAAGAATCGGATCGAAATATAGCTGGCCCAAATCGTCCATAGTCCCGGCGAAGTCCCAAACTAAATGGTCTTCCTTCACCCACGAGTAAGGTGGCTGCTTTTGCCAGTCTTTTAAAAGTCGCATACCGCGCCCCAAAAGCTGAATAAGCAACGTAAGCGATCCGATCTTGCGCAATATAACCGAAAAATCCCAAAACGGAACGTTAACGCCAGTGGTTAGGGCCATCACCTGGAATATGTATTTAATCTCCCCGCGATTCGCCTTATCCAAAATTTCGCCGCGTTTCTTTGAGTTGGTCTTCTCTGTAATGATCGCATACGTGGCATCTGGCGGTAGATAGCTCGCCGCCTCCTTACAATGCCGCTGGCCAGCGCAAGTAATAAGAACGCCGTTTCGAGTTTTCGCGCGCTCCACGACCCTTTGCATGATCAGCTTCGTCATTTCGCCTGATTCATGGATTTTTTTTTCCATCTTGCGCAATTCTTCCGCGCTAAAATCCTGCGTACCGTCCTGACTGGAACCGTGGAATTCTGACAGGTCATACCCCAACCCTTCGGATTCAGTATCACCAAAAATTGTCGGAACCACCGATCCGAACTCGACAAGATAGTTTGTGTTAATGTCGGTGATCTGCTCGCGCCAGAATCCGGGTTGTGTCTTATCCTCCTGCAAGATGGGAACCACCCCGCGAAACTCAGAACCTGTATAGCCGACAATGCGAAGTTCTCGGCCAGTTTTCTCCAGGCACCGCCGCATTAACTCGCAAATGACGATGGTGTACTGCGTGCGACCTGTTCCCTCCATAGGCAAGCCATCATCACCAATCATGAACTCATCGCTTTCGTTATCGCTAGTTATGTCATAATTTGGATTTGGTACTTTCTCGCCCTTCTCCGTTGTCATTTGTAAAAACGATTCATTGTTGGCGATCGCTTCAGCCAGATCTTGCCAGTCAACCTGGTGGCATTCGTCAATGGCCAGAACTGAAGGAACGTAGTCGCCCAGCATTTTAAACAGGCCATTAACCACCGTCCCTTCAGATCCGACGACGATTGGGAAGTATGCCGCCTTTGTACCTAACCCGGCGCAATAAACGGAGTTGGGAACATTGAGGTTACTGATCTCCTCGGAATCCTGCTTCACGATCTCGGCCTGGCGAGCAAGAACCATCATGGGTAAGTTCATTGCCTTGCACTGCGCCGCGAGCATGGCGATCATGATGGTTTTCCCGGCGGAAACCGAAGCCTTAATGTAAAAAGGATGTTCATATTTTGCGATCCGCTTCGCGGTCTCAATATACGCAACCGCCTGATACGGGTAAGGAACGATATTTCCGACGGTGAACCGCTTTTGTATTAACGGGATCTTGTCTGCGTAGGCTTCAATTTGTTGTTCAATTGTGAGCATGGGCAATCCTAATTTGTCATTAGCATAGTTGCGTGTATAATACAGGGAACATTTTATCATGTTTAACAAAAAATGCTATGAGGGTTAAATTATGGAACAAATGGCAAAGGTGGATAAGCGAACATTGAACGGCAACAACGGAACATCGCGCGGGAAAGACAAGAAGAAACGCAAACGCCCGACTGGTTACTACGTGCTGAAAGATGAGGTTCGCGCCGGGTTGACTGCGCGGATGGAACTGGTTATTGATGCCTTCGGTGGCATCGCTGGAACGGCAAAAGAGTTGGGAGTTAGTATCCAGGTTGTTCAGCAGTGGCGTAAGCGCGGCATGATCTCAGCCGATGGCGCTTATCTCGTACACAAGAGCTACCGCCGGAACAATTGCAAAGGTTTCCGCGCCTCATTCTGCCGACCTGATTTAAGATTTGACAGCAACGGCAAGCCAGTGACGCGCCGATGCGACCGCCGCGAAATGCTCCGCGTAGTCCGATAGCACAATTTGACTAAACACTAAACGCCTGCCGGGTTATCATTCTCGTGTAGGCGTTTTTTATTTGGAGGTTACGACGTGGATTTTTACGATGAAAAAGAGGTTTTGCCGTACATGGCTGGTATGTGGCGCGAAGCGTTGCAGAACATTTGCGGCATTCACTCCAGATATTTCAACGGTAAACACCAGGACTGCCCGAACTGCGGCGGCAAAGACAGATTCCGCTGGACTGACAAGTTAGAAACGCGCGGCGACGGCGGGGCATACTGCGGCGGCTGCGGCGCTGATAAGGGGATCGGCTGGTTAATGAAGTTGACCGGGCAGCCTTATAGCGAGTGCATCAACATTCTTGGACGCTATCTCGGCAAGGTTCCGCAAGAATACGTGGTCAAGAGAAACAAGCAGGTAACTCGTGACAACGGCTATGACTACGGGAAGATGGCAGACCATGAAAGAGTAGTTGCCATTTTAAACAGAACGGAGGCCGTTTATAGCACGCCTGTAACGCTCTATGAGGGCATTGAAAATGAGCATATTAAATCATATCAGGTTGGCGTAAAAACTCACGAGAACGGCAGGCAGGAGCTAATTCACGCGCTACCGATGCAACTCGTGCATGAAGATGGGCTGGATGATGAGTATTGCAATATCCTGTTCATTGATGAAGAAGGCAGGGAGAAGATGTTAGCTGGAGATCTGACCTTCGGATCGGTGATAGTGACCAATCAGAGCGACGACGGTAACGGGCCGATTTACCTTGCTCGATCCTGGGTTGAGGCGATGCACTTCAATATTGCCAGTTCGTTCAAGTGCGACGTTTGGGCCTGCATCATACCTTCAAACGTCGAGATCGTGGCGTACAGGTATAAAGGAAAGGGCGGAGAAGGTAAGCGAGAAATGCGGGTAGTTTGCCGTCGTGGAGATCGGGATATGCTGGCGGCTGCCGAAGATCGGGATCTAAAGGTTATCGTTCCGAACGGTGATAACTTCAAGCTCGGCTTTGAGCGTAAGTTATACAAGGCATCATCTCTTCTCTGATTAAATATTGACCAGAATTTAGGTAAGATTGAGAAAATCAGTCTTACCTTTTTTTATACCTGAAATTCAGTGGTTTGCAACTGGTCTAACCACTTTAGGTAAGATTTAGTAAGATGAATCTTACGTAAATTTCGCGCAAAATTTAACCAATTAACCGCAATATATAGATAGTAAGTATATGATAAATAATAATATTATTATTATTGTTATATCTCTCTATACTTATCTTGGTAAGATTTCTCCGGGGTACGTGTCTTTTTTCGCTGGATTTCGCGCCAGATTTTTCATGGATATTTACCTATAGGGATCTTACCATCTTACCGATTTGCATTAACTCTATGAAATGTATGGAAAAAATCACGTAAGATGCATCTTACTAAATCTTACGTAAATTTCGCTCATTTTTTGACCAACTACGGATAGCACTTTTTGACTTGCGCCGGTAATCGTCATGCGTATACTTAACGCAACGAAACCACAAATGGAGCAATATCAATGGCTGAAGCAATTTTCAGGGCATACACCAGCAGTGAATTGACTAACGAGCAATATCACGATCCTAACTCCTGGTGCTCGGAGTACGTTAGCGGCTCAAGCCTCGGCGAGATTTACGCAACATCCCCGGCGCACTGGAAATACAAGGTGCGTGAGGAAACCGCCGCGCTGGCGTTCGGAACCTGTTCGCATACCTGTATGCTTGAGACGGCAAAGTTTAATGGCGAGTACCTGCGGGCGACTTCTCCGGGAGAGGTTAAAGATCTGATTACGTCGAAGTCGGCACTGTCTGCGAAGCTGAAAGCGTGTGGCCTGATTGGGACGTCCAACAAGGATTACCCGGAACTTCTGGAAATGGCATATCGCGCCGGGATTGACGTAAATGTTTGGTGGGCTATTGAACTGTGCGACGAAAGCGCCGCGATGAACTCCGGGCGCAAGCTGGTTAAGGATGTTGATTTCGATGCGGTCGTGCAAATGCGAAACGTGATGCTGGCTAACCCACGGCACGCGGCGTGCATTGAATCTGATACAGCGCAACGCGAGTTGTCAATCTTCGGCGAAATTTTCGGCGTCCCGGTAAAGGTTCGACTCGATCATGTTGACGTCGTTTCGGATCCCGAACTCATCAAAGAGTGGGGGTTTAACCCGGATGAAGTTTTCGAAGTGGTGGTGATTACCGACTACAAAACTACTCAGACCTCTAAACCGGATGACTTCGGGCGGCTGGCGTTCAACCTGGGCTACTATCTCAAAATGGCATTGCAGCGCGATCTGTTCGTTAAGACGTACAACGAAAAACGCCCGGTTGTTGTCCGCCTGCTGACGCAGGAGAAAAAATCACCGTTCGCGCCTCTAGCGTTCACGTTAACGGATCAGCAGATTGAGATCGGGCGTAAGCAGTATCAAAGCGTGATTCACCAGTACGCGGAGTGCGTGAAGCACGACTCATGGCCATCATATGAGTCAAACGCGGCGGAAGTTGTTTTACCGACTCCTCAGTTTGTGAAATACATGTTCCCTGACGTATACGGCACAAATAGCTAAACACTGGTGCGCACTTGTGATATAGTGCGCATTACCAATCAGGAAAAGGAAACTTTATCATGCGTACATCTGAAAAATTTACCACCATCGCAGCCGCATTAATCAAGGCAAAATCTGGCTTCGTGGCCGCAAAGAAAAGCGGGAAGAACAACCACCTGGGGAACACCTACGCGAATCTTGGTGATATCCTCGACGCGATTTCCCCGGCGCTGGAGAAGAACAAAATTATGGTCATTCAATCCATGATGGATACCAGCACCGAAAAGGTTATGCACCTCGAAACGATGTTCTTGCATGAAAGCGGTGAGTTCATGGCGTTTCAGTACAACATGCCGATCAGTAAGACCGTCGAACAAGCATACGGTTCAACAACATCTTACGCCCGCCGCTATGCGCTGGCCGCTGCGCTTGGAATCAAACAGGCGGATGATGATGCAGAAATTACGAAGATGACGCCGAAAGACTTCAAAAAACGCATTGACGCTTGCGAAGATCTCGAATCGCTTCGGGAGATCTATAAGCTGGCTAAACAAACGTTAACGCCTGCGGAATGGAAAATGACGGAAGACGATATCACCAAACGCCAGGCAGAACTGAAAGTCACCACGGCGAACGGCTTTAACCCTGGTAAACCGCAAGAGGTTGCTAAACGGGAGCCGGAAAAGGTAGAATCAAAACCTGAACCAGAAGCACAAGATATCTCATCTTTCAACTAATTTAACCGGGCGGGAAACCGCCCCATAGGAATGACAATGCATGTTGTAACAGGTGTAATCCGAAAAGAACCGTACATCAAGGAAGGCAGTAATAATAACGGGCCGTGGAAAATGTACGCCGTAGACCTGTCGGAGCGGATGAAGATCCGCAATCGTGATGGCGAGGACGAAACAATTTACACGAACTACCGCGCTGTTTTCTTTGCCAAAGAAAATATGATTAAGTGGTACGATGAAGCGCTGCAAATGGATAAGGTGATCAGCGTCACCTGCCGGACGCTTCAGATCGTGAACCGCGAACACAACGGCACAATTTACAGCCACAACGAAATGATCATGCCGCAACTCGAATTCAGCCAGCGCGAACCTGCGCAAAGCGGCGGTGGCAATCAGCAATCCGGGTGGGGGCAGCCTCAACAACCCAAGCCGCAGCAAGCGCCTAAACCGCAAAACAGCGGCGGGAATCCGGGGATGGATTTCGACGATGATATCCCATTCTGATTTGACAACTAAAGGAGCCTAAAGGCTCCTTTTTTTTTCTGTTCATTGATGCTATTATCTGCGTAATCCAACCAACGAAAAGAGGTATTAAAATGGCACTATACAGACAAGGCAAAGCTGCGATGGATGCAAACGGCATCGTTACCGGGAATGGCACTAACTGGCAATCATCGTTAACGCTTATTCGCCCAGGCGCTACGATCCTGTTTTTATCGTCCCCAATTCAAATGGCGGTAGTTAACAAGGTTGTCAGTGACACGCAAATTAATGCAATCACCACAAACGGCGCGGTTGTTCCGTCCAGCGATTACGCAATCCTGTTAAGCGACTCGCTGACCGTTGATGGCCTGGCCCAAGATGTGGCTGAAACTTTGCGCTACTATCAGTCGCAAGAAACCGCAGTTGCGGAAGCGGTCGAGTTCTTTAATGATTTTGATTTCGAAGCGCTGCAAAATCTTGCCAACCAAATTAAGTCAGACTCTGAAGCTGCGGAATCAAGCGCTGCGTCGGCTGCTGCGTCTCAAAATGCGGCAAAAACTTCAGAGACTAATGCCAGGGCTTCAGAGGTGGCGGCGGAGACTGCAAGAGATCAAGTTCAGCAGATCATTAATGACGCTGGCGAACAGTCAACTCTGGTTGTTTTATCTCAGCCTACTGGTGCAGGTAAATCAGGATTGTTGCAGGGAGGAACGGTTCAGGATGTTTTAAAATATGTAACTCCTGAGATTTTCTATCAAACAACCGACCTAAACAATGACGGATTGATGATTCAGCGGATGTTCAACTACATGCTAGAACATGGAGTAGAGGGAAGATTATCCGCAGGGAGGGAGTACATAATTTCGAGTAATATTTCCGTAACTTTGAATGAAGGCGATCACTTCAAATTATCATTCGATGGCGCTCGCCTTTTACAATCTGGAAATACAGACGTCATTACCATTCAAAACGGGAAAGTCGGAAATATAACTGCCGTTTCTTCTATTGAAGTTGTTCAAAGGAACCTTGGCGATGGCGCTGCAACAACGAGAGTTGTAAAGGTCACATCCCCTAATCACCCATTTACCGAAAAATATCAGGTTGGTAAAATTTTTAGTGATGACGTTGTACCTGATGCGGAAAACACGGACCAATTGTGCGGTGAATTTTTTATAGTCGGCGAGGTTGAAGATGCCAATACGTTCTACACGACTGGAATTTTTGACGAGAATTACTTGACAAACATAAAGGTCGTAAGGCCAGCTATAAACACAACAATTATTGATGGTCCTTTACTTGAATCACAGTGGAGTGACGAAATAACCAGTTCTTTTATGACGTTACGCGGGTTAATTCAGCCATCCATCAAGGGGGTATCTGCAAAAGACCTTAACGGACCTGGAATTAACATCACAAGTTGCTTGCAAGCTGAAATTGATGGCGTAGCAGGGAATAGGATAAAAAACGAACCATCTTTAGGCGCGTATGGCTATCTTGTTAATGATTCAGGAAGTGAACAAACAACTGTTAACGGCATACGTTGCGTATTCTCCAGACATGCTTTCACAACAACACAACCACGAGCCACGGCTGGCGATGACCGTTGGGATTTGCGCGGAAGATCAAAAGATTTCGTAGTAAAGGATGGGATGGCAAAGGGATGTGATGTGGCGTTTGACACTCACGCTACAGCTATTAGAGGAAAGTTCATTAACCTAACAACTTCTGATGATAAGCGTGGAAATACGGCTGGCGGCGCTGGTATCCAGATTCGCGGAAACGGAATGGAGGTTATTGATTGTAACGTTTCGCATTCTAAAGTTGGTCTGTTTGTTAGCGGGGCCACCAAAACATCACCGTCAAAAACCACTATTCGCAATCTCGTTTATAACAAAGGACCACAATCGCATATCCCTATCATTATTAGCGGAAGCAATACATACGCCTCTGAGGTGTTTATAGATGGATGTGACATTGAAACAGAAAACGATCTGGCAATTCAGATCACTAACGCTAATGTTTATATTACAGGAGGACGTTCGTTTTTCAACCCATATCAAAATTCTGGAGCACTCGTGGAACTTAACGAAGGTGCCTGTATTGAGTATAAAGGTAGAGTTGCATTCGGTGGCGATTCATCGCTTGGAAGGTTGGTAAGACATAAAGCGACCGGAACGAAAGCAAAGTTTGACGTCGACATAAGCGGTGTATCAGGTAGGCTTTCATACTTTATGGAATCAGCGTCACAGTATGATGTGGTATCCAGATATATTACACGCCAGGATGCTGCGTTGCCTGGAATTCCATTTCTTGGCTATGCTTCCACATCTCCAAAGATAAGCGCTGAAATAACAGTTAATGACGTCACTAGGCCTCTTGGATACCGAGACATAACTTATTCAGCAGCAGGTAACAACACATTGAACCTGCAGTTTGCTGGAGACCAGTCAATCTTTGCAAGAATTGCAGCCACCATTTCTGGCGTTGTCATTAATGGTGTAACGCAAGGCGCTTTCCCTGGTCAACGCCTTATTATCAACAATAGAAACACGTCAGCATCAACGTTGAGAGTAGAAAACAACATCGCTGGTCTGCTGAATCTTGTTTCAGGTGTAGACATTCCAGTGGGGCAAGGAATTACTTTAATGTGGGATGGATCATTTTGGCGTTACGGTTGCATGATCTAACTTAACTTATTAACTTAAATTTATGGGGGAAAATAATGTAACATTCTACTATCCACATCAACTACGTCCAGCAAAGACTTTAGTATGATGAAAAACGTGAGTTTCCGAAAATAACATCCAACTTATTACGATATGACATATCAAGCATGTAAAGAAAACAAAAGAGAATAATAAAGGGGCCAATTGGCCCCTTTTTATTATGTAAAGCTATTTGAGTTTGTACGGAATGCAGTTGCTGTGATGTTCTCAACTTTACAGATGTAGTCCCAATTTGCATCTCTTCCTTTCGCTTTCACAAAGAAAGCAGTGTTGCTATAATTTGCTGGAATATCAGCAGAAAAGCGAAATTCAGCAGCATAACTACCAGAAGTTAGCTTTGGGTTAACTGGAAAAAGTCTGGTTACCTGCTGCCCTCCAATATCGAACGTAATTTCAACAATATATCCGTTTATGTCATTTTCCCCACCTGTAACCTCATAGATTAATGTGCAACTAAGAACTATCGTCATGCCATAACCGCGATTTTGATAGTACCCTTCGCGCTGAACGGTATTGTTTCTTCGAAAGCTCAAGTCAGCATATCTTCTTGCAACTGCAATGTCACCTATAAATCTCTGAGCCTCAATAGTACCCTTAAATATGCCATCAGTCGCGTAGATCGTACCGCGAACAGTAGTGTTCTGGAACTCAGAACCACCATTCTTGTCGATCATCCATCCTTGTTCCCCAGCGATGTAGTTGTTGGACTGAATGACGTTACCGATCTTCGCGTTGGTAATCGAACCGTCCTGAATAAGCGCGTTATTCATGAAAACCTGGTCATTCTGCACAACAAACGGTAGCGTATAATCACCGGATGCCGCATTGCGGATAATGGCAAATCTATCAGCAATGAACAGCACCTGCGAAACAACGTTGCTCCCTTGTGCGGTAAGCTGTAGGGCCATCCCGGAATTATATTCCTGTCCGTTGTACTTCAAGCCCAGCTTCATCGTATACATGGAACCAACGCCATTAACGTTTGCCCACGAGTCGAGTTTCTGATCTAGCGCTGCGGAGTTCTCTCCAATCCTTGCTGAAAGCGCCTCTTCCGACGTAACGCGAGCCTCAGTTTCATTGGCCAGCGCCTCGTTAACTTGAGTTAATCCAGCATTGAGGTTTTCGTTGAACTCTGCCGAGATCTGGTTAACCTGCTGCACCCTTGCTTCTGTCTCATTTGCTATGAGAACTTCTGCGTGTTTAATTTCAGCTTTCCTCTTGCCATTCTCCTTTCTCATTATTCTAACATCGCCATCATTCGCCAATGCGTTTTGAATGATACTGTTCGCGTAGTCGCTAAGTCTTGACGCACTGTCCTGCGCGCTTTCCTGTAGCTCCTTCATCGCGTCGCTGTCTAGGATCTCATCCAGGATCACATCCGTGATGGCGTTAACGTCAGTAGACGACATGCCGCGAGCGTAATCAGTCCACTTTGAAACGTTGCCGATACGGTCTACGCTTCTGGCTTTGTAGAAGTTAACGTAGCCAGCGGGAAGAATTGAATGCCAGTATTCAGAAGCCGGGTAAGGAATCAGGGTAAGCAAGCTCGCATCCTGATCGGTTCCGCTTTGAGACTGGTAAAGTTCAATGTATGCCGTGTCTTCCGCGCCTTCCGGCATGGCCCACTTAACGCGAATGCCAAAGATCTCATTGTCCGACGCAAAAAGGTTAATAGGGCCTTTTGGTGATCCTACCTTCCCGGTCAGCGTAGCGGTTGCCAATGCAGACCACGGAGACGCCACATTCCCGCCGCTAATGCACCTTACGCGGGCCTGATACTCACCAGCATAGATGCCTTCAATATCAACCTGCGTTGTCGCCGTGCGAGGAACGTTGTTCCAGTTACCACCATCCTTACGCCATTGCACCTCGTACAGTTTGGCATACTGTACGGCAGACCAGCCGATCACCATCGTTTCGACGCTCATCCCCTGAACAATGCGGGAAAAAGAGCTAATCGTTAAATCCTTCGGAGCGCCCAATGAGTCTGGATCAACAACCGAAGTTGGGCGGTCATCGGTAATTACTCCGTTGTCGATCGCGTCATACTTGTTCGGGTTGTACTGCGTAGCAGTGATCGCGAAAGTAAATTCGTCGTCATCACTACCCTTTTCAATCCGGGTTACTACATACTGTTCCGCTGCAAGCTGATCGCTTTCGATCAGGAATACGCTGTCCGGAGCAACGTCAAAATTAAATCCCACGTTTAGCGTGATGGTCTTACCATCCGCCGAAACGCTGGCGATTGTGCGGCGCACAGGCTTTCCGTCGTCAGTGTTCAGAATCAGAGTATCGCCCGCCTTCGCGTCGCAGCGATAGGCCAGGAACACTTGAACGCCTGACACTTCCATAATACGACCTGACAGCACCAGGTTAAACGCCGATTGCCAGTGCGGATCTGCAACGTAAATCACATCACCGCAAGAAGGAATCATGCCTTCCAGGCCAGTAGAAAACGAAACGGTTGTAGCGCTTAGGTTCGTTTGCAGAATCCAGCGCCCACGGCGGTTCGCCTCCGTCCTTCTGGTACACCCGATCGCTGTAATGCTTGTTGGGTTGTGGCCAAATCGCATGGCTGCATCCGGGTTAAATACTGGTTCAACATCCTGCTCGTACTGGTTTTCTTCATCGTCGAACATGACGTTGCACGACGTGTACATCGTCTTTTCGCTTGGGAACGTCCGAACGAATACGCCGTCAACTACGTTATCAGCCGTGAACAGGTATACCGGATCGCGTGGCTTATCGACGATAATCGAAAGGCTTTCGCCGTTGTAGAACGTCATTCCACGGAACGCGGAACAAACATCCCTTACTAACTGGAACGCTTCGACCTGCGACTGCACAATTACATCCATCAAATAGCGTGGTTCCATCCCGCCGCGATTGTCCGGCACAAGCTCATCACAGTATTGCGCCACCTCATACAGAGACCACTTATCAACCGGGATTCCTAGCTCACGCTGGTCTAAGCCATAGCGCTGATTCATGATCAGGTCATAAAGCACCCATGCCGGGTTATTACTCCACGCCCACTTGAAAACGCCATCCCACGAGCCGGAATACGTGCGATTAATCGGATCGTAGTTGCTTGGAACCTGAATAATCTTCCATTTCTTTTTGAGTGAGATGGTAGGGATCTGATTTTGGAACAGGTCGCTATCGAACTCAACGTAAAGCATGGCCGTTAACGGGTAGCGGAATTTTGCATCAATAACTTCAGCGTAGGATTGAACCTGGAACGCATCGACAACCTTCACCCCGTCAGCGTCCGGCGTTACTCGGCTAACACGGATAAGCACCTGCGACGTGAAGTCCTGCGGCAGGTTAACGCGGATGCTCCGATCGTAACCGCCAGTCGTGTTCTTGCCGTCGATCTTGCCATTTAGGTAAGTCTGATAACTTGCGCCGTCTACCGCCATCTCGATCTTGTACTCAACAACCGATCCGACCATGTCTCCATTATCTTTTTGAGTCAGCACGCGCGGCCATAACAGGCGGAAGCGAATAGCAGACAGATTTTTGTTCGACACGGTAAGCGTGTACGGCGTGTTGTGAGTGACGTCGCGAGCAACCTGGAATTCAGCGCTTGACTCGCTGAAGCCCTGGATATAGTCCTGCGTTTGCGTGCCGGGGCGGAACTCAGCAATTACGCCTTCATAGTTGAAAGTTCCATCTTCGTTCTGAACCGGGACGCCGCCAAAATGCAATTGCTTCATGCTGAAGTCGTTAACCACCTCACCATCAGAAACAGCAAGCAACAATTTAACCTTATCTTTCGAGATCAGGTTATCTGGCATTTCTACGGGAGTACGCGGCGAACTTGAGCCACCCTTGCGGGCCTTGATATTAGTCATCGTTTAGCCTCCTGTTAATAGTATCGCAATTGTACACGACAAAAGGCCCGGAGGCTATGCCCCCAGGCTAAAAAGAGAGTGGCTTAATTAGTTGTTGTCTTCTGCGTAAGATCCTGAACCAAACAATGCGCCGCCAGCCGATCTATAACCGTATGGTAACTGGATTGGATAACCCGCAGCCGTGGTATTAATCGGCCCGCCGAACGCATACGATGGTTTATTCTCAGGTGATTCGCTTGCCCGCATGTTGCCGCCCATCTGCGGGGCGATCATCTGCATTACGCCACCCAAAACCATTGAGCCGCCAGCCATAAAAGCCGCCGACGAAAAAGCGCCAATAGCCGCCAGTGAACCGCCGCCAGTAAAGAATGCCGCAACCATAATCGCCGCTCCGATAACGACCTGCAACAACCCGCCGTTCTTTCTGGCTCTTGGGATCGGGATGATTCGAATCTCCCTTGCCACGGCGAAAGTAGCAAAGTCGTCCGTGCTGATTGGTTTTCCGTCTGCGATGATGCCGAAGCGCATGTTTGAACCAACTTTGCTCTGCATGAACGGCTTAAACCCTTCAACCTGGTAAGACAGCGCCCGGATACATTCAGCGACTGAATCAACCGCAAGTTTGTGGAATACGCCGAACCGACGCCCCAGGGAACCAGAAAGTTTAATCGTCTTTGTATGTGATGCCATGTTTAAGCTCCTTGTGCCTGCAAATTAAAACCTTGTGCTGCTCGTACCATCCAGAATAGATATCCCGGCGAGACAGCTTACCAAACGCATGATGAAGGATGTTGTTATTTCCAACGTAAATACCCGCGTGATTCCACTTCTCCGCCTGAAGCTGAAAAATGATCATATCGCCAACTTCAGGCTCGCCAGTGTTTTCAATGAATCCGTCCTCTTGCCAGTAATCCTGGTAAAGATTCTCTTTGTATTCCGGCTTCCACCATTCGAACGGTACTCGCCGATCTTTTAGTGTGACTCCGTGGCGCTTGTGAAAATCCATGATAAGGCCATAGCAATCGTAAGCCCCCAGCGCCCAGGGTCGGCCAATCAGAGGACGGCGCTTCGGCTCAATGATTCGCATATCGCCTTCCGGGATGGAGACGATAACCCACGACAAGCCAGACTCATCACAGAAGCATAAATCAGTGGCGCTCGGAATTGTGGTTGCACCGTCGCCAGTGTGAGAATGAACGAAGGCGATCGGTTCCCCATCCATTGCCGCCAGCGCATACTGCGTTTCGTCCGGCATTGATTCGTTCTCAGGATCTGGAGAAACGTTGTCTAGTCGGTGATATTTTTGCACGCGTGATTTTTGCGTCACCAGCCCGGCGCATTCGTGCGGGTAGACTTCCTTCGCGTGCTGCATGATCTGCATTTTAATTTTCGGAGTCAACATATTAGCTACCACTCTTTAACGTTGCTGTCGCACAACCGCCGAAACTCAACGGCTCATTACCAAAACGAAGCCTACAGGAAGAAACCAGGCCACCACAAACATCTTGCGACGGGTCATCAACCCTGTTTCCTAACTTGTCGAAGTATCCGTTCTGCCCGTTGTAGTCGCAGCCTTTGCCAGACTTGTACCACCCACGCTGCGCCCAATAACAAACGGTTTGCGTTAGGCGTGCCGGGATCATTAATCCATCCATATCAAACACGGATGTTAATTCGAACGTTGCCTTTTGCGGGTCGACCTGTTTTGGGCGCTCGATGTAGTAGACAAATCGCCTAAAATCGCCCTCTTTAACGCTGCCGTCGTTTTGTAGCAATTCCTTGACCAAAACCCATACCGTAACTTTGGCTTGCATAAGGCCGTTATAGGCGCGAATAAGAGCACTCGCTTGCGCATCAATATTGCTAACCGTCAGCGTTGGCTTTTCCACTGTGCCATCGCTCGACATTGCGATCCCGCCCAGGCCGAACGGGCGCGGGCCGTACTGCTCGCCGCGAAATGTGATCATCTTGGGCTGAAGCGTCCCGCCGTTCACCGCAGCTAAAAGCTCCTCGGTTGTATAGGCGACGTTCTCGTTATGGAATCGGTAGACCTGCCCGCCGAACTTTGTGGCGTCGATATCGATCAGCGTTAGGATCTCGCCGGGGAAAAGTTTTTGTAAGCAGTTCGCAAACTCTTTTGAAACATTGGCTGTCATCGTAAGCCCTCCTCTAATTGACTCCAGATCATAGGCCAAAAAAAAGCACCCGTAAAGGGCGCTTTTTTGATTATCCGGCTGAAGTGAAGCGTTCGGCGAATTCAGCCGTTACCTCAAACACCCCGCCACCCTGCGGCGCAAGGTTAACGGAGTCGGCAGTTACGACGAATACGCCCGCCCTTCCATCCGGGGCCGTCCATACAAACGGCTTGGTTACGTGCTCCTGGCAGAAGTCATAAACCTCCGCCCAATCCGAACCACCATAAACGATCGGAACCGTCCGGCGCTTTGTGTTAATGCCGCTCGACGCCGTTTGGATGTATCCGTTTCCGAAACTGATCGATCGAATGTTGTTGGAGATGGCGACCTTTGCCGCCCCTCCTTGGATTTGTGTACACCATTTAAAGGAATCCACTACTACCTCCTCGTTTTCTCATTGACGAACTTCGCAATGCGCCCGTTTTGGCTCAAAGCCTCGGTGAACATATCGTTCACGATCTGCCTTACGCCTTGCTCTAACCCCTTGCTATCCTGACCGGAACCCATCGTGATGTTAATGTCACCGATGGTGAACACCATCGCCGCCGATGCCGCAACGTTGCCGCCGTTGGTAATTCCAGATCCTGAACTTGCGTTACCGCCAACCAGGCCGCCACTTGCATAGCCGCGCATGAGTCGGTATAGGTTTTCCGGGCCTAACCTTTGCGTCGCCTCTTTGGTGAATACGAATTCCCCGCCGTGAACAACGCCTTTTGGCTCATACTTCCCGCCGTCGCCAGTGTAACCACCGCCGGAAAATCCCTTGCTGAACATGTTGGCGAAGCTGAACGTGCCGCCACCACCACCAAACGCAGCAGAAAGCGAGTTAAACAGCGCCATCTTGATAAGCATGTTGGTAATGTCAGTGATCACGCTCTTTGCAAAGTCGCTAAAGCTGGCCTTACCAGTCATGACAAAATCAGTCAGCACGCTCGCCATTCCGCTAAATGCGTTTTTGGTGATATCACCGATGTTGCCGTATACGTTGTTAACTTCGTCGCCAATGTCAGCCCAGGCATGCGTGAATCCCGCTTTCCAGTCAAGCATCTGCGCATCCTGCTGCGCGTAAAACTGTTCGCTTGCTGCCTGCATCTGCTTAAATTGGGCGTCGTCAAGCGAGCCTCCGTTATTCTTCCAGTCCGCCGCCATCTGCGCATTTGCCCTGTAGCGCTCCTGCTGCTTACTCCCCATCCCGGCGGTATCCTGAAGCGCTTTCGTCTTCTCAGCCATCTGGTTCTGATACTTCACCGACTTGTCAAGCAAGGCGTTCAGGCGCTGCTGCCGGACAATCTGATCGCCCACGATCGCTTTCTGTTCCGCCATAGCGATGATACTTTGCTTATTGGCTAACATCTGCTTTTCGCTCTGCGTCAGCTTACGCTTGGCGCTCGCTTCTTCCAGAACCTGGAATTTTGCGACAGTGGTAAAGTAGTCTTTGCGCTGCTGGCTGATTTTGTCGTCAAGCCCTTTGTGCTGCTGCAATACTTTCAACTGCGCCTGCAATGACAGCAATTCGGACTGATACTGTTCATCGATCTTAACCCCGGCGTCTACCTGCTCCTTCCTGGCGTTTCGGTTCTTCAGGATATCCTTTTCTTCCTGATTTACCTTATCCTTTGTTGCACTGCTGTAGCCGCCGGACACGTTTTTGTTTTTGGCCGCGTCGATGTAACCCATCTCGCCTTTCGCGATCCTTGCCTGCTGCTCCGCAATGGTCTTCGCCAGTTCCGCTGATTTGGCTTTGGAATCCTTGATTAGCTGTTCTTGCTGCGCAAGAAAATCATTCCCAAAGTCACCCATGCCAGGCACTTTCTGCAACTGCCGACCAGCATCAACGATGAATTGTGCGATCATGGCGTCGCCATCCGCAATCAGTTTCCTGATAACGTTGATGATAGATGAAACCGTATCAACAATAAGGTTTAGCGCTCCGACCGTGTGATCACCTACCCACTTCCAGGAGTCTGCGGCCCACTTCTTAATGTCAGTCCACATCGTTTCAAGCGGCGTTGCGCTGTCTGCGATATCTTTCAGGCGTTTATCCATCGTGTCAGCAAAGAGTTTCGTTGCCGCTTCCGCTGCTGCCGTCTCACCTTTGGTTTTTCGCAAAGATTCGATGTAGGTTAGCTGCCCTTCCTTCAGGAAATTAAACTGATCATTCAGTTCGGCAAGCCCCTTAACCGGATCCTTTGCGATAGAGTCAAAGTAACCAGTAATGGTCTTTTCGCTCTCCCCGGTCTGCGCCGCCCATTCCGCCGTAGTCTTCGTGATCGCCTTAATCTGGTTGATGCTGTACTTACCAGAACTAGCGAGCGATGTTGCGATTTCCTGAATGCTGCCAATCGTGGCCGATGAGTTTTTGTTAATCTCTTCGGTTAGGGCAGTGATTTGCCCGGTGGTTGTCGCAGCATACCCACCAGTCAGCACCAACGCATTAGCCAGATCTCTCTGCGCCTTCCAGGAGTCATACCCTGCTTTTGCGATTGCCGCAAGGGCAACACCAAGGGAAACAGCGCCAACCGTTAGCGGGTTGATGTAGCTCAATAGCACTTTGAACGTATTGCCAATGCCGCCAAAGCTATCCTTGATTTGCCCGCCCTGCTGCACAGCGACCAGCCATACTGGCATACCTGAAGCAAGAGACGTTACGACGTCCGTGATCTGCATCGGTAGCTGGCGCATGGCCATTTTATATTGCCCGGCAGAAATGCCAGCGAGGCCCATAGCGTTTTGCTGTTTCTTTAACGCCTGCTCCTGCTGCTTCAGGGTATTAATGAACGGTGCCGCTTCTGTCGACACGCCCAATTGCGCCGCCTTCATTTCCAGCAGTTCGGTGCGTGTTTTCCCGATGGAATCAGCCTGCTGTTTCAGGCTGGCGACAAAATCGCGCCCTGCATTGGTTGCCTTCTGCTTTGCCTCTGCCTCTGCAATTGCTGCGCGTCCTTCTTCGGTTAGCGCCGCCTGCTGCTGCCGGAGTTTGTTTGTCGTGGATTCAATGACAGCGCCCAGGCGGAAAAATTCCTTATCCGGAACAAGCCCTAAAGCCCATGCTTTATCAAGCTCTTCTGTCGCTTTGCGCAAGTTGGCCATTTTCGTGATCGTAGGATCGATGGCGCTCGCGATCTTGCTAAAGCTGGTTTTTGATTTGTCTGTCTCTTGCTTCTGCCGCTGCAACGCGCGGTTCATTTCCTCGGTCTGCGCCGTGGCCCGCTTTTCAGCGTCCGCAAGTGACTGTAGGCCAGCGCCCGTTTGCTGGCTTTGGTTTTTCAGTTCTGCGAGTGATCGTACCGCTTTATCAACCTGCGAAACGTCAACGCCAAACGTCAACCCAGCTACTTTATCAGCCATGTTTAGCCCCCATATGAAAAAAGCGCCCGTAGGCGCTTATTTGGATTTCTTGTAAATCTCCTTCAGGTATTCACCCTCCAGTATTTGCAAGTCAAGTAATGCCGCTTCTCGATTGTCGATTTTATACAATTCGAACAGCATAGGCAATGTATTATAGTCAAGCCCCGTCGGGCCATTCATCCCGATTCGCCATTGCGTTTGCATGGCCTGGAATAGCTGCCAGCTTTGGGCGGTCTGCTCATCAAAATAGATCGTTTCAAGATCTGCTTCATAGTCCGATCGCCTTAAACCGTACTCTGCAAGCTGGCGATCGGTTAACTCAGGCTGAAGCGTGAGATAAACAGCCCGCCTTAAACTTTTGCACGGTGTCCCGCAAGCGCTGCCATGTAAGACTGAGGCAGTGCCATGACGAACGCCGGGAAGTGAGCGCAAAGCCAGGAAATGTTTTCATCGCTGAATTCGTCATCCAGATCCCAGCCTTCAGCCATGAAGCGGATAAACTCGGCGTTACCCTTTGGCGCTTTATCTTCGCTCTCATAAAAGTCTTTCATCTCATCGGTGGAACGATGTTTTACGGTCATGGTGATTGTCGCTTCTTTGCCGTCCGGGCAAGTAAAGGTTACTGGCAGTTTGAAAGAAGGGAGATTGCCGCCGATTTGAATTTTGAACTTGGCCATTTTGTTAACTCCTGATTGGTTTGTGTTATTCGCTATTATGCACAAAAAAAGGCGAGGCGCAAGCCCCGCCATTTAATTACGCGACAACCGGAAGGAAGACGTGAGAACCTTTAAGCGCAACGTTAAGCGTTACAGTTTCCATCTCGTTAACAGCAGTGGATGGAATATCATCGAAAGATGCAATTCCAGACCAGTAACGAACCTCGGAAGCTCGCGGGATATACATGTACATCGCTTTCGCCTGCTTGCTGGCGTCGGCTGAACGCAAAACCGGGTAGATCGCGTTATCGTACTCGTGCGCAAACGTGTAGTTAAGCGTCACCGCCGACTTGTAAGTAGGTTCGGATTGTTCGCGCTCGTCTCCAAGGCACTGATAGTTATAGAACTGCTGTTCGTTGCCGTCTTTTCCTAAATCCTGAATGCAAGGCAATTCGACCCAATCAGTGATCACGCTTACGTTACCAGTAGCCGCGCCGCCCGGATACTTGTTAGTGTCGGAGGTGTCGAACTCTTCCAGCGTTG